GGGGGTGTTTCGCACGCTCTCAAGACTTGAGCCGCCGCGCAAGTACAAGTACATCGAGCATGCGGAGCGAAACGCGATCTACGCTGCTGCTGCTGCTGGCATCTGCACGCACGAGGCGACTCTTTACGCACCGTGGTTCTCGTGTGCAGACTGTGCTAGAGGCATCATTTGTGCCGGGATCAAGGAGGTCGTTGGTCTTGCATCGCTTCGAGCGGCAACGCCTGAGCGATGGGAACGCGACATCGCGATGGCAGAGCAGATGATGCAAGAGGCCGGTGTCGCCACTCGTTGGCTCGCTGGCACTGTTGGTGAGTCGATTCGATTCGATGACAAAGACATCTCCGTATAAGTCCTGCCGAGGGAGGGCGGCGTGACGCCCAGCCTACCCCGTCACGCCGCCCCCGGCAGGCAACCTCATTCACTGATCCTTGGCAGCACGTCGCAAGGCTTCGGTCCCGTTTCAATGAAACGAGGATCGACATAATACGCTTTGGCGATTCTGGGCGATGAATGATCAAGCATCGCCGTTGCATCACCGCCACGAGCAGCGTAGTGAGTCGCTGCGCTGCGTCTAATCATGTGAAATTTCGTCTTGCGTCCGCCGTCGAGGCCAGCACGCTTGACGATCCTTCCAAACGAATGCCAGAGCATGTTCTTGAACTTGTCCCAACTGAAGATTGCCTGACCCTGCTTCTTGCCACGGCACAACTGATCGACGAGGTGCTGAGTCTCAAGGGAGAGGGAATAGAGTTTGTCTCTCTTCCGTCCCTTTCGATACTCGCTCCTGACGAGCAGTTGACCTTGTTGATAGTCGAGGACTTGCGTCCCCATGATCGCGCCGACACGCTCAGCAGTCTCCCAAAGAACACTCACGAGTGCCCGAAAATAGAGACTCGTCGGAACTCCATCGACAGTGCCGACCTCCTTGTCGGTCGCACGGATCAACGATCGAATCTGATCGATCGTCCACGCCGTCGGTATCCGTTCGGGCAGCGTTGCTGGTGGGACGCACGGTCGAGTCTTTAAGAGGCCACGGTCACAGGCGAAGCGAGCGAGACTCAGTAGCTGAGTCCTCTCCTTTTCGGCAGTGAACGCAGACCGTTCGCTGGCACGCTTCGCGAGGAAGCGTGCCAGCGTCAGGTCTTCCAAGTCATCGAGCGTCGGCTGACGTTCGAGCCACTTCGCAAAAGAGCGAAGGGTGCAGTGATAAAGCCTCGTGGTGTTTTCGGATTTCCCACGAAGCTTCAGCGGGGCATAGATCGTCTCAAAAAACTCAAGTAGCGAAATCATGGTGGTGTGTCCTCCTTCTGGTGCCACCGCATTGAAGTACTCCTAACGAGCGTCCTCAATATGGGTGGCAGAGTACACATCCGTGCAAAAAAGTTGACCCCCATGCGTACCTTATTTGGGGGGGCAAGACTCACTTCTTGTAAGTCACAGATCGGATATTCGGCAAGCTTTTCCAAACACGTCTGCCAGACCGTCCGCGAGAATCTCCGCCGCTTCTCGGCGAGTCTTCACACGTCCCGCAAAAATGTCGTCGATGAGCCAGACGACAATCTGGTCGACGATCACGTCGGCCTTCTTGTCGACCCCTCGAAGAAAACTCTTGCGGATCGTTTTTCGGATCGACTGCACAGACTTGGGGGCTTCCTTCGTTGCCATGTCTCTCTCCTCCGTGGTGCCTCTTATCAGCCTTCCGGAACACCCTTCAGGCCCACGGTCAGAATCCTGTCCCCGCCACTTTTTGTCAACCGTACAGCGGGTTTCTCGTCGAAACCCGCTGTTTTTTAGGGCAATGTACGGATACATGGAGGGACAGATGGCTAATTTCCACAGGCCGATTTCGATTCAGGAAGCAGCGGAAGCAATGGGGCTGACCAAGAGCGGGGTCGTGAAGGCAATCTCCTCTGAGAGACTTGTCGCGATCCCCCTCAGCGGCAGGGGCATGATGCTATCCTACGAGCAATGCCACGGGAAGAAATTCTCAGAGCCTGAGTTCCGCAAGCTCTGCCAGCGGTACATCGCCGTCCCAGACGCCTGCGACATCGTCCACAAGACGGACGCGATGGTGATGCGAGACCTCCGGTCTGGACGGATCAAGGGCTTCAAGCTGAACGGCAGGGCGTGGGCTGTCGACCGGCGGTCTGCCGAGGAGGAGTGGAAGGACTACCTCGCCAACCCCGGACGTCGCGGCCAGCCTCGCCAGACAGGCATCAGTCGATCGCCGCGAGTGATCAGAAAGAAAAGCCCCTTGCGTGCCAAGAAGTCGACGCTAAGATCACGCCCCGGCAGCAAGTGAGTGCTGCCTCTCCCTGCTCGCAATAGTACGGATGCGAATATGAGCAACGTCGACCACCCGGACCACTACCAGTCGTCCGAGTACGAGTGCATCGACGTGATCGAGTCGCTGGGGCTTTGCCCCGGCTTCTCGATCGGGAACGCGCTCAAGTACCTGTGGCGCGCGGGGAGGAAGGGGAACGACATCGAAGACCTTGAGAAGGCTCGATGGTATCTCGATCGAGAAATCGAACGGAGGAAGAGATGCGTGACACCGCAGTCGCCACCGCCATCGTGATCGCGTGCTTCGCGTTGGAGACGTTCCTCTTCTCTATCGGCTGGAACCTCGCGTTGCCGTCGATCTTCGGCATGAAGCAGATCACGCTCGCCGAGTCTCTTGGGATGGTCGTCTTCCTGAAGATCGCCGGTCTCCAATTTTTCCCTGTCGGTGCCCTGAAGAGAGCAATCAAATGAAACCACGTGCATTCAAGTCTGACGTGTTCGTTGTGCGTGCCGAGTGCGTCGTTTCGGAGGACGGCGAGCGAACCGTCGACACGTCAATCGACCTGTTCGACGACGCGACGACGGCTGACGACTTGAAGCGTTACGGTCAGTGGCTTATCAAGGCGAGCAAGTGGCTCAAGGAGAAGAGCAATGCCAAGTCTGTCTGAAGAACTGCGTGTGATCGCGTGCTACAAGTCTGGCGGAGACCTGCACGACAGGCTGAAAGCCGCCGACGAGGTGCAGAAGACTCAGGCGGCTGCACTCGTGCGTGCCGCCGACGAGATCGAGCGGCTTGGCAGCATCAAAGACTTGATTGGCAAGGTCGAGCAGTGGGGTCGCGATCGCTGCATCATCCCGAACAGCACGCCGCAGGCTCAGCTACTGAAGTCGATGAGCGAGATGGGCGAGCTTGCCGACGCCACCCTGAAGAGTGACGTGCCCGAGATCGTCGACGGCGTTGGCGACGTCCTTGTGACGTTGATCCTCTACGCCGCCTTACAGAACCTCGACATCGAGGACTGTCTGGAGTCGGCCTACAACACGATCAAAGACCGTCGCGGCACGCTGACGACGGAAGGGGTATTCGTCAAAGATGCTTGACTGGCTCTTCAATCGCCGCGAGCTTCGCGAGCTTCGCGCCGAGGTGCAGCGTCGTCGTGCCTCGTATGTCGAACGCGAGACACGCATTCATATGCTTACGAAAGAGAACCAGCAGCAACGAGTGCTGATTGAGGCGTTGCGTGACGTGAACAAGTCTCTCGATGAGCGGCTGATTGCGATGGAGAAAGACAAGTGAGCCCAGAACTCGAAGAGAAGCTGTACGGCGACTTTCCTCTGCTATTCGCGAATCGCGAATATCGGCAAAGCCCAATGGTCTTCGGCTGCGAACACGGCGACGGCTGGCACGCGATCCTGCGAGAGGCTTGCGAGAAGATCGCCGCCCACACGTGCGAGCAACCGTTTCTCTTCGTTCAAGTCAAAGAGAAGTGGGGCACTCTCAGGCTCTACTACTCTGGCGGTGACGAGTACACGTCACGTGTGATCGGAGAGGCAGAGACCAAGAGTGCCAAGACGTGCGAGGGTTGCGGCCAGCCGGGCACGGCGAACAAGAGCGGCTGGATTTCAACCCTGTGCGATGGGTGCCGAAAATGACCCTCCCATACGAACGCACTCGTGCCGTCATCAACGCGAGAGAGTTTCTCTTCCGTCTGTCGACGCCGTACATCGAGAACGGCATCAAGCGAATCCCGACGGCGGTTCGCGACGAGGCGAGGCGACTCTTGCGGCACTATCCCAGCGTCGTCGATCTAAAGTACGCGAAGGATTCGTTCTCTGCCGAAGAGGCGGACAAGGTCATGGAGGAACGCGATGGATCGTAGAGGCTTTCTTGGTTCGCTGATGGCGGTGACGACGGCGATCTCCAGCGGCTTGAAGCTGCCGACGGGTGCGGAGGTCGCGACTGGCAAGGCACTGCCGAAGCCGCTCGCCGTGCAGAACGATCTGCTCGCGATGCTCAAGGAGTGTCACGTTACTTCGATCTCATGTCACCAGACCTACGACGGATCGATGCACTACGAGGTCGAGTACGTTCACGCCCCCGGCGGCAAGAAGGGGGAAGACACTCTGATGGTCGAGACATACACAAAGAAGCTGCGTCCAGTTAACGTGAGCTACGCGATGACTGCGGGCGAACTTATGATGGTCACGGTGACGTGGGCATGAAACGTCTCGCCACCGTCGTCGGATTTTCCTTGATCTCCCTTGGCTTCTGCTTGGTGGCGTGGCCTGCCCCGCTCTTCACGCTCAACCAGCCGTACCTAAATTGGTACATCATCAACGTCCTTGCGTGTCCGATCGATAAAGACTTGAGTGCCGGTGCTGCGTTGCCGTTTGTCTGGCTGTTCATGTCGATGCCTATTGGCCTGTCGTGCATGGCAATCGGAGTCCTGATGTTTCACTGGGGCAAGTCATGAGCGACTTCGAGCAATTAAAGAAGTTCGCCGACGATCAGGCCAAGAGTCGCAAGGCGTGCGAGAACTGCGGCTGGTTTGCGGTTCGCAAGGAAGAGAAGACAGGCGAGTGCCACCGCTACCCCCCGTCTCACGCCACGATGGCTGACGACGAGTGGAAGCACCCCATCACGTCGCGAGACAACATCTGCGGCGAGTTCGTCCACAGGAGAACCGGCGACAGCTTTCAGCCTGATCCGTACAGGGCTGTTGCGGTCAGGCTTGCACGAGCGGAAGAGGAACTCGACAGACTGAGGAGGGGTGGCGAGTGAGTGACCGTCCATTCGGCTTTGTGTCAAACGTGAAATGCACCCGAGACGAAAACGGTCGCGTGACTATTCACTGGCCTGAAGGGGCAAGATCGACCGACATTTCGCGAGAAATGCTTGACGATATGGTCGATCGCCTGAACGAGCGATTGTGGATTTCTGTAAGCGAGCGATTGCCTGACGAGGACTGCCGAGTTCTTGGCTGGGACGGAGCCAGAGTGAGCGAAGTTCATTTTCATTCGCGAGCGAAAGAATCCGAGCAGTGGAGTTCTCTTGCGGGGCATGAGTCGCCCTCTTTTTGGATGCCTCTACCTGAACCACCGGGATGGTGACATGAGCTACATCGACGACGAAAGCACGGTCTCGCTCTTGATCGGCAAGACGCTGGAATGCGTCGAGATGAATTACGACGAAGACGAGATTTACTTCTCTTGCACCGACGGCGAAGCGTTTCGATCGTATCACATGCAGGACTGCTGCGAGAGCGTGAGCGTTCACGACATTTCAGGGAGTTTGCAAGACCTGATCGGATCGCCAATCGTTGAGGCTGAGGAAGTCATCGACAGCGAGAACTGGCTTTCCGACGATTCGAGACCGAGCGAATCGTTCACATGGACAACGCACAAGCTCAAAACTGCATCTGGCGTCGAGGTTGTCGTGCGATGGCTGGGCGAGTCGAACGGGTACTACAGCGAGTCTGTTTACTTTCAGAGGACACACAAGCGAGGACAATAATGGACATCGAACAACTGAAACTGGTTCTTGAAGCGATCAACGCCGCTGGCGGCGAGGCCAAGGAATTTGGCTTCTGGTGGCTAGCATGCCGGTCGCTTTCTCCTGTTCTGTGCTTCGTTTTCTTCATGACCGCACTCGTGATGATCGTGCGGACTATCAGCAGATTCATAAAGGTCGATCATGCGGCATACGAGATCGCTGGCGAGGTCGATTACGCTGTTCATTGCTATTGGGATCGACACGACACGGCCGCAGTGATCCAACGAATCCGAGACCTGAAGAAGAAGGCGGCTAAGTGATGAACCGTCGCGGTTTTTTCGGCTGGCTCTCGTCGATCGCGGTTGCGTCGCGGCCTGCCCCCAAGCCCGAGCCGTGCCTGACGCCAGCGTATGCGGGATTCGACGGTTCGTTTCGTCTTTACGGAGGAACCTACGGAAGCGGCTACTTGATCAAGCTTGCGAGGACATCCGCATCAAGTCCGGGGCGATGGAAAATCGACAAGGGCAGGATGGGCTACTGGCGAAACGACGACGGATCGGTATCGAAGTTGATCTGGAGAAACGCCGATGGCAAATTGTTCGATCTTCAGTTCGTGCCGATGGAGGAGCCGACATGAAAAAGGACATTCTCCAAGTCATTCAAGACCTACTGAAGCACCGCACGGAAGACGCTGGCTGCTACGAGTTCGTACTTGAGGCGTGGATTGAGGAAGCTGCCGCCGAGATCGAACGGCTGCGAAGCGGTGCGACATGCCCGCACGTGCGCGGCACCGTGACGCAGCATTGCTCGCTGAACTTCACGCTCACCGACGGGGAGCGGGAGGCGGTGGAGGCAGCCGTCCGAATCATTGACGCCCATGACGACGAGATGGACGGGTTCCCGTCAGGTGCTGCTGCCACGCTCCGCAAGCTGCTGGGGAGAACGAATCATGACGCTGTGCCGGAAGCGAGAGCCGCAGAGCCTGAGTCCTCAGTGCCACTGGGGAGCGGTGCGGCACCGGCAAATACACAGACTGCTCCACCATGCGTGGAGACAGATGACCCACCGTCGAAAGGCGAGGGGCTTCATATTTCAGATTCCAGAACGCGACTCTCCGAAGCCGAGGTTGACGCTCTGGAATACGTCGTTGAGGAAGGCCGCATCGCCTGCATGGATGATTACGGCATCCTGCGGTCGCTGCTCGTCAGGTTGCGACCGAAATGGGAGAGCGAATCGTATGAGAAAGGCGACGAAATACGCACCAACGCTACTACGATTCGGGACACTACACCGGCTGTGGGTAGTGTGCAGCGTGATCTTATCGAACGCCTGCGAAGGTGGGTGGTCGCCACTGATGCCGTTCCTGCCTCCGACCTGATGGACGAAGCTGCGGACGAGATTGAGCGTCTCCGCGAGGCCATCCGCAGCCTAGCCGACCAAGATGCCACGCGGTCTGTTCGGGGCGGCAACGTGACTGGCGAGATGGAGTGTCAAGTTTTATTGCAACAAAACTTGACCGACGAGGAGCGGGAGGCGATTGAGTGGTTTGCGGAAGTGCGAAAGCCGCTGACCAGATTGACTCAGAGCCACAGCCGCGAAAAATACAAAGACACGCTTTGCGGGTTGCTGGAGCGGCTGAAATGACTGACCGTGACTACTTCGCCGCCGCTGCCCTAACTCGCGGGATGGGAGTTCTTGGCCGTGAGCAGATTGCAAAATCGTGCTACGAAATGGCCGACGCCATGCTCAGAGAGCGGGAGCAAACGAATCATGACGCTGTGCCGGAAGCGATAGCCGATGGGCAGGGACGGGATAGCCCGGACACTCCTGACCACGTTGGCACCGGCGACATTCCAGTTTCCAGAACGCGAGGACGGGTAGGCACAATACTATCCGAGGCCGAAATCGACGCTCTGGAATACGTCGTCGAAGAGGGCCGCATCGCCAGCATGGACGACTACGGCATACTGCGGTCGTGGTTGATCAGGCTGCGGCCGGAATGGGAGAACACATGACACGAGAAATCGGCCCGGAACTCGCCGCCCGCATCCGGCACGTTGCAGATAGCCTAGAGGCTATTGTGCGTGGCGAAGTCGATAGCCCGAATCCGTTCGCCGCCGCCTACGCCGTCTATGTCAACGGAGAGTACGACTCGTCATACGGCCCCGACGCTATTGATGAGGCTCTGGAGATTGCCGCCGACTGCAACGGCGAGGTTGTGCCGCTGTACCGTACACCGCAGGCAAACGCTACACCGGGCGAGTGTAGCGTTCCCGGATCGTATGAGGAAAGCGACGAAAAACGCACGAACACTAATACGAATCGGGACACTCCACCAATAGGGGGTAGTGTGCAGGAAGAGGGTACGGTCGGCATGGCTGACATCGCTTATGAGGCTGCTGAGAATCTGCAAGGCGTCTGCAAGACGTTCGATCAGTGGTCGCGGGAGACGGCTGGCGTGATGCACCGGCTGGCGCGGCATATCGAAATGCTGGAGTCGCGAGTTCCTTCCGACGCAGAGCGAGAGGCGATTTCAATGGCGTACAGTCGCCTCACGGCGGATGCCAAGTACGGCGAAGTCGCGGCAACACTGAAGGCATTGTTGGAGCGCGTGCGTAAATGACATCCAAACGGAAACCCATTGCGTGGTGCGTTGTAGACGAAAAGCGTTCGCCCATTCACCTATCGCACGTCTACAGAACAAAAGCAGAAGCCATGTGGTGGGGCGATTTCATTGCTGGCTATAGCGGCGAGCCGGTGCGGGTTATGCCGTTGTGCGCAGGGTTATCGATAGTGTTTCCGCCGAGAGGAAAGAAACAAAAAGGGCCGACAAAACTGTGGATTCCAAAACGTGTTTTGTAAGGTGTGCGAAATGAGCAAAGAACCCGCCGCATGGCTCGCCGTTGCCACTGATGGCAGCGAAAGCTCTGCCGTATACATTCTGAAAGAGCAGGCAGACGCCGCCGCCAGAGAGTGGGGCTGGACGGTCGTCCCGCTCTATGCGTTGCCATCACGGCGGGCTGAAGACGAAATCGCCATTGAAGCAGCGTGGGAACGCACCGGGCTAAAGCCCACATGGCCCGACGACGAGCCGGGGTGCGGCGTGAAGTATGCCCACGCGATGGCGGATGAGATTCTGCGGCTCCGTCTTACCGCAGAGGAGCGGGAGGCGGTTGAGGCGGCTATCTTCTCGTCTGAAGTGGAGGGCGAAAGGTTTTACGCCGCCACGCTTCGCTCGCTGCTGGAGCGGCTGAAATGAACCGAGGCGTGTGCCATAGGTGTGCAGGCCGATGGATGCGGTGCTGGAAGTGCCAAGTTGGCACGCTCCGCTCCCTGCTGGAGCGACTTAAATGAACACCATCGACCGACGGGCTTACGAGGGAGACATCGTCTCTCGGCTTCGCCACTGGCGCGGGCTGCACCTCGCTCACAGCGGTGAGCTTTTCGAGGAGGCGGCTAATGAGATCGCTCGCCTTCGCGGTGACGCGCAGGTTGCGAGACTGCGTCTAGAAGCGGCGCAGGGAGAGAACGCCACGCTCACCGTTCCGTGGAGCGTCGCGGCTTCGACGAGCCACGCCAGCTACTACTCTGCCCCGGTGCTTCCAAAGGGATTCGAGCCGATCAGGCTCGACGGATGGATGCCGACGAGCCAGCGTCTCCCTCCAGACGGCGAGACCGTCCTCTGGTATGCCCCTGAAGACAAGTTCTGCAAGTGGCTGTTGGGCAAAAAAGAAGGCGGAGGCCTTGACTGGGGCGGCGATCTGAACAGCCCGCTCACCGTATACACGCACTGGCGACATCTTCCGGGTCCGCCGCCGCCGTCCGTAAAATGAACGTAGATGCCCAAGCCACAACGAGTGAAAAAGTCTCGACCGAAGCAGCCGATAGACATCGAGCCGCTTCGCGAAGTCGAGGTCACGCCGCTCAACCGACAGCAAGACGCTGCCCTCAAGGCTATGTCTCGCTCGTCGATCTCGTTTCTTCTCGGCCCGGCCGGGACGGGCAAGACTCATCTCGCGTGCGGCTATGCTGCACGGTGCGTGGCTGACGGGCGTTTCGAGAGGATCATTCTCACACGTCCGATCGTCGAGGCTGGCGAGTCTCTCGGCTATCTGCCCGGCACGTTCGAGGAAAAAGCGGCTCCGTATCTGTTGCCGATCCACGACGCGCTCGATGCCGTGGCCGGTCGCACGGGTCGGCGTCGCGAGCAGATGCGTGCCGTTCTGCAAGTCGCGCCGCTCGCCTACATGCGAGGCCGCACGTTCAACCGCTCGATCATCGTCGTCGATGAGTCTCAGAACTGCACGCTCTCGCAGTTGAAACTCGTGATCTCAAGACTGGGCCGAGACTCGCAGATGATCCTGACTGGCGACCTCTCGCAGAGCGACCTTCGCAACCACGAACAGGCTCTCGGAACGGTAGTCAATAAACTTGAAGGCCTGCCGGGAGTCACCGTTTTCCGTTTCGACTCGACCGGGATTGTCCGCCACCCGATTCTTCAGGGTGTGCTGGATCGCCTCGAAAAATAGGCGTTTTTCGCTTTTGTGTCATAGCGAGAGACTTACACTTGACAATAGACTGACCTCAGTCTACCATAGGGGCACAGTCGAAATCACCCCTCAGCAAAGGAGTCCACCAGTGAACACAACTCTCGCCGCTCCCGCATGGAAGTCTTACTGCGTCGGCACCATCGTCCGCCTCGACGACGGCCGCAACTTCCAGATCAACGAGATCAGCATTGTCCATACGGACCGTGGCTACAACTCCCGCCGGTTCACGCTCTCCGGCCCCGGCGGCAAGACGGTGGTCAAGAGCAGCCGTGGAATCACCCTCTGGGTGGCAGGCTTGGAGAACGATCGGGGCGAGCCGACGCCCGCCCCGAAGCCGATCGCCAAGCCTCCGGTCTCGCCGGTCGTCACGACGGCGGGCAAGATTCAGCACGCCTACTTCGAGGCCTTGCTGCGGATCGTCAAGGCACGTCGCAACTCGTGGCTCTGCGGCCCGGCGGGCAGCGGTAAGACGACGTCGGCCAGCGAGGTGGCGAAGCTTCTCGGCCTGCGTTTCTTTGCCAAGTCTGTCGGCCCGCAGGTGACCGAGTCGAGCCTGCTCGGCTATCAGGACGCCAACGGTAAGACTGTCCGGACGCAGCTTCGCGAGGCTTTCGAGCATGGGGGCGTCTTCCTGCTCGACGAGGTCGATGCCGCCTCGCCTGCCGTGCTGGTCGTGATCAACGCCCTGCTCGCCAACGGCGAGGCTTCCTTCCCCGACGCGGTCGTCGAGAAGCATCCGGACTTCGTGTTGATCGCCGGGGCGAACACGATCGGCCTCGGTGCGGATCGCCAGTACGTGGGACGTCAGCAGATCGACGCTGCCACGCTCGATCGGTTCGTCCTGCTCGACTGGCCCTACGATCCCCGGATCGAGGCGGCTGCGGCTGGCGTGGCCGTGTCGGCTGTGTCGGCATCCGTCTGCCCCTCCCCTTTCCGCTTCGAGGGCGAGGACGGTGCGGAGGCTCGCTGCTACAAGTACGTAGAGCGGGTCGTCGCGATCCGCAACGCCGTGGCGGGCTTCGGCAAGGCGGTCCGCGTGATCGTCAGCCCCCGCGCCTCGATCAACGGCACTGCCCTGATCCGGCAGGGCTTCTCGATCGACGATGCCCTGAACCTCTGCGTCTGGAAAGGTCTGGATACGGACACCCGGAAGAAGATCGAGGGGGCTTGCTAAACTACGGACCTCCGTGTATACTCAACCACCACCCCGCCAATCAGGAGACTTACCAGTGAAGATCGTTCAGAAGAATTTCGAGTCGTTCGACGAGTTCGTCGCCCAGTCGCTCGTGGTCCCGGCCAACTGCCGGTCGAGCCGCCGCACCAACTCGCCAAGCTTTCACGGCACGGCGAACTTTGAGGAGGCCGTCGCGATCGCTCGCACCGGCTGGCCGGAGGGGGCCAAGAGGGCGGTCGAGATCGGTGCCAGCGTGTCGTCTGCGGTTCGCGACGTGATCAATGCAAACGCCTCCGGCTACGCTTGGGACGTCGCTGGGCAGTTCATCGACATCGGCCGATATCTAACCGGAGAGCCCGAGTGCTTCGGCACGACGATCGAGGAAACGGACGCGATCAAGAGCCCGGTCATTAAGCTCGTGGTCAACTTGTCGGCGAGTGCGTCTGTCGGTGCCGACACGCTGGTGGCTCGTGGAGTGGCCGTCGTCGCAGCCGTCGATATCCTCGAAGCGGCGGGTCGTCGCGTTGAGGTCGTGGCAGCGACGGCTCACTGCTCGTACAGCACCCAGCTTGAGATTCGCATTCCGGTCAAGTCTGCCGGTCAGCCGCTCGACATCGACCGTCTGGCGTTCTGCTTGGCTCACCCGTCGTGCTACCGTCGCCTGATCTGGAGCATCTCGGAGCAGCACGGCGTGCTGCCCTCCGCCTGCACACCAGAGAGCGTGACCCCGGAGGGCGACGAGATCGCCACCCGGCACTTCTACGGTGCCGTCGACAAGTCTCGCCTGCTCGATGAGATCAAGTGGATTTGCGACCAGTGCGGAGTCGAGATTCCGCAGAAACAGATCGACGCTCTGGCCGCAGCCTGATTGTCTGGATACCGTCACCGCCAGCCGAGGAGACTAAGCAATGCACCAGATCAAACCGACGACATCGTTCGCAGGGACGCCGCGAGACCGGATGGCAGACGCACTGGCGTCAGTCGCCAACGCTCTCGAAGCGGCTCAGAGGCTCATGGGCGAGGCGACTCCCCACGGGCGTGACTACCGTGATCAATCGCAGTGGGCGATCGATCGCAGCGAGTCGGATCGTCGCATCCGTCTCGTCGAGGAGTTGGTGCGGCAATACTGGGCCGAGGCAGTCTCGGCCCAAGAGTGATCAAACATCAACGAAAGGGACAAGACATGGGTGCCATACTTCGATGGGGGACGGTGCAGATCAACAGGCAACAGGTCGATGCGGCCTGTGAGTTTTTTGCGGACGATCCGTATGCGGCGCACCGTGTTCGCAAAGACGCGGAGGACTACGCCGGGTACTGGTTCAATGTTGAGCTACCAGCGGACGATGCTCGCAAGCTTGCGGCGTTCTTCGGGAAGGCGTGCTACGAGCGGGATGGCAGCGTTGGCAACTGAGGAGACTTACTTGTGAAGACATACAGACTTCGAGACGTCCGCTACTGGTGCGACCGCGAGACTCGCGTCTGGTGGGCGGCGCGGTATGACGCCGACGGCAACCAGATCGGGGACGCGATTCATGCGGCCACGTTCGACGGCATCCGCCGGGAGATCGACGCCTGCCTTGTCGAGAATTCCGAAAAAACCCCAAAATCACCGTGATTTAGACCACTTGCAATGTACGGAGGTCCGTGCTATAATGCAGGGGTCGAGACGAGACACCAGCCACAAAGGAGACTTACCAGTGAACAACGAAACTTACGGCGTGACAGCCAAGCGGATCGCGAAGGGCAGCAAGAAGGTCGTGGTCGTGACGTTCGCCGACGGGAGCCAGAAGACCCTCGGCGGGGCAAGGGCTGAGCGGGCCACTGCCGTGGTTATCTGCCAGAGTGCAAGGCCCGATTGGGGCGGCACAGAAGGCCACTGGGCGTACAATCTGCACGTCGTCGGTCTGCGGTCGGACGCCTCGAAAGCGGCGGCTGAGGCTCGCGGGCTGCTTCACCCGGCACCGCCCCGCCCCAGCCGCGTGGACCGCAACCCCTCTCCCCGCCCCCCGGCCCTCAAGGCCGCAGCCATCACGGTCGAAGACTGACCACTTGACACTGTTCGGACCTCAGCATATACTTCCGTCATGAGCAACATCACCAAGCAACTCGAAAAACTCGCAGCCGCCCCGGCGGGCACGCTGCGTCGGATCGCCAAGACGTGGGTCTTGTTCGTTCCGAAAAGCTACGGAGCCGCTCGATTCAGCATCGACGGCCAAGAGTTCGACATCGACGGTGCGGTCGCGAGACTCACCCAGACCAACGAAGGAGACGCCAAGTGAACACTCAATTCCAAGTCGGCCAGACCTACCGCTGCCGGTCGATCTGCGACCACAACTGCATCTGGGACTACACCGTCGTCGCCCGGACGGCCAAGACGGTAGTCCTGCTCGAAGCGGAGCATCCGGCTCGTCGCCGGTCGTCCTTCCGTTGCAAGATCAAGGTCCACGAAGGCGTCGAGACCGTCAGCCCGCAAGGCCGGTTCTCGTTCGCTCCCGTCCTGACCGCTGAGAAGCTTGTCACCGCCTGAATTGTCCGGATACACTCGCCACCCTCAAGACTCAAGGAGACTCCCAGTGAACACCATCTACATCAACCTGAAGTCGAAGTCGAACTACGCCGCCGAGACTCTGATCCTGTCGGAGAACGGCAGCGGCATCCTGATCGGTGACGCCCCTGCCTTCGCCGCCCAGTGGGGCAAGACGAACGCCAGCCACGGCGTCAGCTACACCGTGACCAACGAGGCAGGCGACGTCCTTGCCAGCGAGACAGTCAGCATCGCGATCAAGCCGCTTGCAGACACGCTGCGGCTCGACTCGCGGCACCAGTTCTTCGGCGTGCTGGAGGCTCTCCAGCAGTACGTGGACAACTGCGAAGACGCTGAGTACCTCATCGAGGACTCGAAGCACGAGGAGTTTCGGGCCAAGCTGGACGCCGTCGCCGCCCTGCGGGATCAACTCGACGACGTGCTGGCGTCTCTGGCGGACGCACCTAAGTTCAAGATCGAGCCGAAGCCGGAGGTTGGCATCCCGCAGCCGAAGCAAGTCGAGTTGCACCTCGGCCCATCGGCGTCGTTCACGAAATACTCCAAGCGGGTCAAGGCGTTGGGCGGCAAGTACACCGACTGCCGTGGCAACACCTACAAGCGTTTCGTGACCCTGCCGTGGACCCCCGAAGGCCGCGAGTTGGCCGACAAGCTCGTCGCAGAGTTTGGCTGGAGCAAGGACACAACCCTGATCGTGCGTGGCGTCGACAGGTTCCGAAACAAGCACGTTCACGCTTGTGTGGTCGTTCATCACGTCGCCGCAAGCGAGGGCAACGCCTGCGAGCGGCTGCTCGCGAAGTACGAGGCCGCTTTCGAGCGAGCCTTCCCCGATTGTCTCGCAAGTGTTTAGTACGGACGCCATCACCTCAAGACCGAAAGGAACCAAACCCGTGAACATCATCAAGCCCGGCCAGACCGTCTACATCATCCGTCGCTTCCCCTCGTGGGGTATCGAGGACAACGTGGTCAAGCAAGTCTTGACCTACGACGGTCGCGAGTACAACGAGTCGCACGGCGACGACTGCTATATCGGCTTCAAGCACGCACGAGAGTGGCACAAGCACGACGAGGTCTATGTGATTGAGAACGACGCCAAGCTGGCTCTCGCCGCCAAGCTTCGCGACGAGGCGAAGTCGCGCGTGGCGTGGGCAAAGAAACTTGAAAAGGAGGTCGCCAATGCGTGAATGCCCCTGCGGCTCAGGCTGCAAAAGTTGGTGGGAGAACGACGCCCGTGGAATCCCACTGGCTCGCGTCTGCCCGAAGTGTCGAGCCCAGAAGCTCGCGAAGTTTCGACCCGAAGTGTTGACCAACCCTCAGTACGAGACCGACGAACCCATAGAAGGAGACTGACCCGTGGAACTCATCATCAAAATCAACCTCGACAACGACGCCTTCGTCGAGAGCAAGTTCGAGGTCGCACGCTGCCTCTCGAAGGTGGCTGGCGAAATCCTCGACACGCCGGGGCAAGGCTGCGTGAATAGCAGCGGCATCATCCGCGACTCGAACGGCAACGGCGTCGGACAGTGGGACATCATCGACTGATAGTACGGACTCCATCACCCATCACCTGAAAGGAACCCAGCAATGTTTGTTTGGCCCAGCATCACCGGAAGAATCCAGTGTCAGAACAAGCCATTCTCGCCGATCGTCCCCGAGACTCTCGGCGAGGCTGCGAGTCTCGAAAAGACCACGATCGAGTACCTGTGTTTGGCGGCGGTGTATCAGTTGCTCGAAGAGGGCAAGCTGACTCCCGCCGACATCCAGCAAGCATTTAAGCGAGGTGAATCTTCATCGTTGTGAACCCGGAACTCGTGAGACTCGCCACCGTGGCGCAAGTCCAACTTCGACAGGTCACTCTCAAGACTAAGGCGGTGCTGAAGTGAAACCATTCCGACTCTCAGCCAACTGGGTGGCCTACGCACACGGCCCGGCGGCGGACGATCGCCAGCCGTCGGCAGTCGAACTCTGCGACCTGATCACGGAGCGAGACTACGTGCTGGTGCCGGGCGACCGGCTCGACCTCATCAGGGAGATCATCGACGTGGCAGGCCTGTACTCGTCGGCCTACGGCGGCGACCGGGAGGAGAAGCTTCAGGCGGCACGGGCGAGGCAGTTGATTCAACGAGCGTGCAAGCACATCGAGGAGACAAGCAAGTGACTCAAATCGAAATAGGTCAGGTTGTGGCTACCCGTGGCGTGGCGGATTGGATGCAAGGCACGCACGAGGTCGCAGTCGCACGGGCGGTCTGGCGGCATCGGAATAGAGACTGGGGCAAGGTCTGCCCAGAAGACAAGGCGACGAACGACGAGGCCGTGCGTGACGGCAACCGGCTGCTCTCGTGCTACGAGGTAGGCGGGCGAGACTTGTGGGTGATCACGGAGTGGGACCGAAGTGTTACCACCATCCTTTTTCCGGAGGAATACTGATGCAAGTAATGAAGCACGCCGTGTCCGTCGTGACTCGCGACGGCCACGAGGTCGAGTGGTTCGCAAACGAGAAGGACGCGTCTGCCTACGTGCAGCACGTCTACGGCCTGTCTCCGTATGACCTGATCGGCCACGAGAGCGTGTCGATCGGCGGCATCAGGGAGCCCCGCGCCGGTGATCTGGTCAAGACTCCAGAGGGGCTCGCGATGCTGGGCGGAGACGGGTCTGCGACGCTCAACGCACGGACGTTCCGGGCCGGGCCACGAGTCTCGTGTTCTGGAGGCCCGGAAGTGCCCGTAGACGTCGACCGGCTGCGGCTCGTGGGTCTGGAGAGGGCTCAAGTCTGGCGGTGGGCAGACGGCTATCCTGCGGCCCATAACGACGGCTACTACGGCGTCACCGTGCCGGTCTGGGAGGAGGGAAAAGCATGAACAGGATCATCGAGTCCCTGCTCCTGATCCGACTGGGGCAGGAACTGGGGACGGACAGTCCACTTGCCCGAGCCGTTGCGGAATTGCTGGAACTGGCCGTAAAACAGGGATTTTTGTGAATTGTGTCATAGCAACTTGCCAAGGGCTTGACATACTACTGACCTCCGTCTATACTTCGTGGGACGAGTGAACGACACCTCAGCCAAAGGAGCTACCAGTGAACGCCACCATCACCAGCTACACCGTCGATCAGGCCTTCTCCGCTCTTGACGCACTCAAGGCTATCAAGCCGAAGCACGACACCATCTCGTCCTTCAGGGACGGTTTTGTGTTCTGCCCGGACGCTCAAGTGTCTGCCGCTTATCAAGCCGCTGCCAAGCGGCTCTTCGAGGTCGCCAACTACTTCTACGCCACGTCGACCGGCTTCAAGTCTTTGAACGACTGCCTCGACGCTCAGGGGCACGGCTACCGCCCGACCTTCAACGAGGAGGGCGGCAGGGACCGCGAGACGGTGTTTCTCGCCGAGGTGTACGATCTCGTCGCTGAGGCTCGTGGCCTGCCCCTCCGGGCCTACCGGCCGCAGCAGGCCAAGCCGGAGCCCAAGCCCGCCCTGACGCTCCAGTCGCTCAAGGCGAATCTCAAGCACCTCCGTGACGAGGCTCGCCGCGACGCCAAGTCGATCGATGCACGGTTCTTCCGTTCGAGCGGCACCGAGGTTCGCTTCGGCGGCGACGCCGACGTCGACTACTGCTTCGTTGGAGAGTGGAACGGCACTCTCAAGCAACTCAAGAGTCTGGCCGAGGACTGCCAGAGCCGGGGCGGCAAGATCGTGAGCCTCAGCGGGCACTGGAAGTGCGGCGACAACCTCGAAGACATCTTCGACCCGACCGACTGCGAGTGGGAAGTCAACCTGACCCCTGACGAGATTCTGGCGATCGGCAAGCGGTCCGCGTCATAGCACTTGACAGTCTGCTGACGTCAGCATATACTCCGTGGACAAGTGAACGACACCTTCGAGCAAAGGAGCTACCCGTGAACAACATCAATCAACTCGCCGCGACCCTTGGCCTAACCATCGAGGAGTTCTACCGCGTCGAGGGCGACTGCCACCCGACGCTTCTCAGTGCGGTGAAGGCCGACGGCGTCGTCGCCCTGTACGCGAGAGACGCCGAAGGGCTGCTCGAAGGGTTGCTCAGCCTTAGCGACGACGAGCCGACCGGCTGCATCGACTGCGGCGACGTGGGCAACCACGTCCGCGACGACTGGGAGTTGCTCGACGGCAAGCGGCTGTGCTGCCACTGTGCCAGCGACCGGCTCAGCGACGGCGGCGTTCCACAAGACTGGCAGTTCGACGGCGAGTGATCGAGACTTGAATCCCAACACACCACCAACCAGAGGAGACTCCCGTGAACATCAGCATCTCAATCTGCCCGGCAAGTCTTGAGTTCGACAACGGCGACACCTATCACGAGGGACGGCTGCTCGCTGCCATTCGAGAGTTCATCGAGAAGAAGTACCCCGGCGCGACGATCTCGTGCCTCCAGATCGGCGACCGTCAGGGCGAATCGTTTGCGATCGTTGACGGCAGTCACGACGCTGGCGACGACTTGCTGGTGGAGTTCTACGAGAAGCACGGCAACGACGAAGACTTGTTTGTGGAGGACGAGGACGCCGAGCTTCGCCAGACCGGCATCGGCCTGTCGGCGGAGACTCTGTGCAACCTGAGCGGGCTCTCGCTCGAAGACTGGGGACTCGACGAGGACACCACGGTGATCGTGTTCCCCGGCAAGATCAACGCCACGACGGCGTCTGGCTTGGGCATCCCCAACATCGCGGCAGGGGACGAGGCCTTGGAGAAGAAGGTCTGGGCGGCGGCGGTCAAGTGGCTGAAGGGAGGTGACCAGTGAGCGACAACGAAACCAACGACGACATCGCGTGGCGGCTCCTGCGGGAGGCTCGCTACGCCAAGCCGAGCCGGAAGGTCGAGGCGTGCCACCGGGCGGCGGCGTGGCTCGACGAGGGTCCGTGCGACGACGACGGGCTCCTCGACGAGATGCACGCGGAACTGGCGGAGATCGAGTTAGCAATCCCAGAGTGGCAAAGGAGGTGACCAGTGACCGCAACACGTAAGTTTCTGGACGGCCTCGTCGAGGCCCGGCTGGTGGACGAAGAAATCTGGGCAGTGACGTGCAAGGGCATCGAGTTGGGCACGATCGAGCATCACCGGGGAGACCGGGACTGGATCGCGACCAATCGGTGGGAGATTCACGGCAGCAGGGTGAAGTACGGCTTCGCCGGTACTCACCTGATGCACCGCTACTCTCACGGGTTCAACACTCTTGAGAGTGCCGTTACGGAACTGTGCCGGTGGAAGTCTGGAATGCTCATCACCCTCTTACCTGAAGGAGACGACAAGTGAACACCGTCTACACCCCTGAAGCCCTTGAGCGAAGCGTTGCCAAGGGCAAGTACAAGACTTGCCTCTTGCGAGACCTCAGTAAGACCGACACCGACGACGCGTTCGTCTTCGTGTTTCCGTCGCCTGACTTGATCAACGCCGAGAACGGCGACGGCAACTTCCTCGAAGTCTGGGACTACGACCGCGACCTGTCGAGCGTCACCACGAGCCGTGGCGACATCGCGACCACGCCCGAGACCGTCATCTACTACACGTGGGAGGACTGAGCATGAAGAAGTGGAGAGTCCGTAGCTGGAAGACTCACAACGCCAGAACCCTTCGAGGGGCGGTGATCAAGCTCATGGTTCACAACGAGGTGATCGCGGCACAGATCAAGACCGATGCGTTGCGTTTTTTCTACGAGAAGCACCCGGAGGATCGCGACGGGCTGACCGTCACGGCGTCTCCGCTGAAAGTGAGGACAGGGACATGAGCAACGAATTCATCACGACTGACCACGCCTACGACACGCTCGACTTGCTGCGGCGCAGCGTCGAAGACTTAACGTCGCTCCGGCGGATTCTCCGCCGCGCACGGCGTCAGGGCAAAAGCGTTCACCCCGGCAAGTCTCGTGAGACGCTCTCGTCGTGCATTGCCGACCTGATTGAGTCTTGCGCCCACCTGTCGCAGGGCGACGACGCCGACCGGATCGATTTGAGCAAGGAACTGGCGGCACGCATCATCAAGGAGGACTTGCAGTGAGCAACGACGACCGCCTGACGGGAGACGATCAGCAACTTCTGGACGATTGCGTTAACCACTTGCGGGGCACCATCCGACTGCGGGTGCCGGTCAGCATCTGCGGCTCAGTCCGTACTTGGATGCACAGGTACCTCGTCGGCGTGGGCTTGCTGTGGGGACAAGCTGCCGAGACAAACGAATACGAGAGACTTGTTTCTCTGGTCAAGCAAAGGGTCGAAGCATGAGTCTCCCCCTCTATCCCGGTGCATCTCCGTGCGTCGGATCAGGCTACTGCTGCAAGGTGCGTCCGTGCCCGTTTGGCGAGGGGACGCCGTGCGTGCATCTCGTGCCGGTCGACGGGCTGCGGTACACGTGCGGCATCGCGGAGGAGATCATGACGAAGCCGGGATGGGAACTCTCGCCAGCGTTCGGCGCGGGCTGCTCGTCGACGCTTTTCAACTCTGACCGAGACCGGATAATTCGCTTGGCTCGCCAGCACAGTACGGATACCATCACCACAACCATAGAAAGGACAATCGAGTGAGAAAGAAACGCACAGTCGCCAAACAGGTCAACGACCCCCTGAAGTACGTGCGGGAGTTCGCACCGTCGCTCACGGTGGCACGGGCAAGTCTCCTGCCGTTTGAAGACCTGATCATGGCCGAGTCTGCCGGGCCTCAGAACGGCGACCCGGAGGAGCCCTACTTCGAGATCACGATCGACACGATCCAGTACGGCCCCGACGCACGTGTTCTGGCTCACGTGACGGCGGAGGCCGTGACAATGACCATCGTCGAACTGCTGTTCGACGAGGACGGAGAAGTCGAAGACGATTTCGAGATGGACTCTTGGAAGTGCAGCCTCGAAGGGCTGTGGGAGTATCTGCGGCAACTGCCACGCCCTGCCCGATCGTTTTGCCGCCGTTGATTTAATCGGCCGACATCGTAACAATAACGTCAGAGGAGACCCATATCGTGACCGCACCACTTGTCACTCCGCCGATCGCCAAACTCGTGTTGACTCGCGAGGCTGCAAAGATTCTCGAATGCTCCATGCGTCAGGTTCGCGCTCTTGCCGTTGCTGGCAAGATCAAGTCGTGGCCGCTTGGCCCGAAGTCTTTCGCGTATGACCTCGAAGAGCTACAGGCTCGCAAGTCCACGCTCGCCGCTGGCCGGAAAGCCGGGACGATCCGGGGGGCACTGCCGCAGGGATTTAAGGCCGACATCGCCCCGCAAGACCGGGTCAAGAAGAAGGCCAAGAAAAAATAATCGCAAAACCCCTGTTTTCACGGGGGTTTCTGCCTATTGACAATAGACTGAGGTCCGTATACCATAGGGGCACAGTCAAACGACACCTCGAACCAAAGGAGCCTCCCGTGAACGCCAACTTCTTCCGCAACTCGACGCTTGAGAAGCCAGCCAAGAACCGCCGCTGCCCGTGCAGCCGCTGTGGCGGCAGTGGCATCTTCTACATTCACGGCACGTGCTTCCGCTGCGGCGGAAGCAGAGTCGATCCCACCTATCTGACATGGGCCTACCCCGCCGCGTGGACCGACGAGCAGTGTCAGGCTCACGTTGACTCGCTTAACGCCAAGAACGCCGCCGCCCGCGACCGGGCTGCTGCCAAGAAGAAGGCCAAGACCGACGCGATCTACTCCGCCAACGTCGCCCGCTGCCCGGCTCTGGCCCGGCTCACAGACGACGACTTCCGGGGCCAGTTCGACGGCTTCGTGATCGACATCCGGGCCAAGTCTTTCTCGTTCGCCCTGTCCGATCGTCAGGCTGACGCCCTGACGCGGGCCGTCGAGGCTAAGGACGCGTTCCTTGCCCGGCGGGCGGCTCAGAAGGCCGAGGCGATCGCCAACGCCAAGCCGATCCCGGCAGGGCGTGTCGAGATCGAGGGCACGGTCCTGTCGATCAAGGAGTACAGCCTGACCGTCGGCTACAACACGAACGTCACGAGCCTCAAGGCTCTGATCCAGTGCGACGGCTACAAGCTGTTTGGCACCTTGCCCGCCAGCATCGTCGAGGAAGCCAAGGTGGGCGACCGGGTCAGCCTGACCGCGACCGTGAAGGAGAAGGAAGCTGGCTTCGGCACCTACAGCCGTCCGACCGGCGGCGAGATTCTGGTGCCCGTCACCGCTTGACCGAATTGTCTGGACTCGTTTACCATCCCACCCCCAACGAAGGAGAGATCACCGATGAGCTTCACAGCATTCCACTGCACGTGCCAGAAGTGCGGCAAGCGGTTCTGGGCTTACCCCAACCGCAAGGGGTCGAGCGGCACCTATCCAAAGTTCTGCTCGCGTGCCTGCTACACGGCAGACGTGAAGCAGACGGCGGAGTGCAACCGTCTCAGGCGTGAGCGGAAAGAGCAGTCGACCGTTCGCGTCCCGGCCAAGTTCTACAGAGATCACGACGAGCGCGGCTGCGAGCCGGTCAAGAGGTCGAGCCGGTTCGTCTGGCTTCTGCCATCCGATCCCGGCCTCGATGAACTGCTCGACGACGCACGGCACTATGCAGACCCGGACTCATTCGGCAGCGAGTACGCAGACCTGAGACGGTCCGCAGCGGCGACGGTCAAGGCGATCGAGGCGGCGAAGGTCAGCAAGTAACACCACCAACAGCAAAGGGGCTACCAGTGAACAGCTACGCAATCATCAACGACACGGCGGTCCTCGATCAGGCCCTGAGCCTCTGCCGAGGCAGCTACCAGCGTGACATCCTCTTGGGTCGCGAGTCTCTGTCTGGCTCGACGCTCAAGGGAAAGGCCAAGGGCTACGGCGGCAGATATAAGGCGTCCGCCGCCTCGATCTTGCGGAAGTGCCAACTCGCCGGTCTCGCGGTTCGCGAGGAGGCCGGTCTGCGGGGCAAGCGACTCGTCGTCGTCGGTTAGTACGGACTCATTCACCCTCAACGGCAAAGGAGACACCAGTGAACATCGTTTTAGACGCCGACACGAGCGACTGCCCCGGTGCGATCTGCAAGGTGCTGAACTCGACCGAGTCACGCTCGATCCTCGTGCAGCAAGACACCGACGCGCCGGGCGTGGCGTCTGCATTCGGTTGGTCGCCCCGGTACGTGACGTCGATCGCGGGGTGCAGGCACCTCACGACCGACGGCACGGTCGACTGCCAAGAGTGCGGCGTGAAGGCGATCCAGTTCATCGAGTCTGCGATCGAGTTCTTGAACGACAACGACGGGGCCGTCGCGGACGACCCCGGCTACTTCTAAGGAGACGCCAGTGAAGCTTCCAGATCATCTGTCAGTGTTCGAGGGCGACCTGTGGGACAACCGCAGCAAGCCGAGCAGGGTCGTGCGGTCGAGCTACAGCAAGCACGTGCGAGACATCAAGACTGCGGAAGACGTGAAGGCGTGCCTCCGGGCCGGGCCTTACGCGTGGCCGGGTGGGTATGCGTGCTTCTTCATCACGAGCGACGGTGCGGTGCTGTCGTTCGAGGCGGCAAAGAAGGGCTTCTTGCAGATCATCTGCTCGCTGAAGGAAGGCGATCACGGCACTGGCTGGCACATCTGCGGTCTGGGCTGCACGGCGGACGAGGACGAGACGCCAGTATGCGAACACACGGGCAAGGCAATCGACTAAAGGAGGTGGGCTGTGGAGAAGATCGACATCGGTAACGCGACGATCCTGCTCGATGCAGTGGACACGGACCGCGACGGGCGGACCGTCTACGGCTACTCGATCAGGATCGGTGGAGTCGAGCCGACGCATCAGGCTCGCGACCTGAAAAGCGGCTGTCAGGGCGGCACGGAGCGGGAGGGACTTGCGAGTCTCCTGTCGTTCCTGTCGGCAGCAGCCGAGTCTCGGCAGTACCGGGAACGGACTGGACGAGAGGGCGACAACGAGGACTTGTTCCCGCCGGAGATCGTTGACTGGGCGTGCCAGTACAGCGACGAGATTGCGGTGGCATCGATCGAACTTGAAGGAGGTGACCAGTGTTGAATGTTCGCGTCGAACATACGGATACGTTCGCTGGCGAAGCAAACTACGGCTGGGTTCACCGGCACGAGTTTGAGGCGGTCGACAACGCAAGCCGCAGGACACTCGTGCGGCGAGCGAAGGCGGAGTGCGGGCTTACGAACGAGCCGTGCGACGTCATTGAATGGGGAGACGAGATCACGATCAAGCCTCGTGGGCTTCATCAGATCGTCTTCGTTACTTGTGAGACGAAAGAGGACACCAATGAGCAAGAGTAAGAACCTGATCCACGTGATTCACCCGTACTGGGACCAAGGCAGTCTCGTGTTCGACGACCCGAGCGTGGGGCTCGAAGGCGAGCCGTTCGTTGCCGGTGCCGACATTGCCTTGGGCGTGCTGGCCTCGGCGGTGAAGGGATGCAAGAAGGAGTTCACTCTCGTGTTCAGCCATCTCGCGTTCCCGGGTCACCAACTGAAGGCGACTCGCGGCAAGGCTGAGGCTGGCGGCTACTGGTATCACTGGGACGCGATCGGCATCGACGGATGGCTGTGCCCGGCACTGTTCAAGTATTTCGACAAGGCACCCAAGAGCATCTACGTGCAGATCACACCTCGACAAAAGAAAGAGGTGAAGTAGTGAAACTCGTCAGGGAAGACACGTATCGCGTCAGCGAGCGAGTCCTAATTACTCGCGGCGATCGGTTCACGGCCACGGGAGGGCCATATTGGAAGTCGAAGGACGGCACGAAGGTGCCGCTCAAAAGTTACGGACCCTATACGTTCCACGCCCACGTGAAGCGTGGTGCTGTTGAGTGGATCGAGTGTCTCGACAAAGACGGCTGCTTCGCTGTTCTGCACGTCGCAGGGCGAAGGAAGCGGATCGACGGATCGCTTGTGGCAAGACCCTATACCGTGAAAGGAAAAAAACGTAGGGCTTGACCCAAACTCCTGACCTCCGTACAATCTTGCAACTGGTTTCAATCACTTTCAATTTAGGAGCAGACACATGACCTTGATTCTTCACTGCGGTGCAAAGGCCGCGACTCGCGAAGAGGTGGACGCCGTTGCCACCCCGGATAGTACGGAAACGTGGACCCCGATCGCGCACGGCGAGATTGCCGATGCGGTCGAGCGGTCGCTCATCGGCACGGGGCTCGCCCCGAAGTCGGTGGATTACGGACTGACGAAGGACGGACTGCGTCTGTTCGGGCTGTACACCCTCGCGGGTGACCATCCTGACTACGCCCTGACGGTGGGTTTCAGGAACAGCCACGATAAGTCGTTTGCGGCAAGTGTGTGCTGTGGCAGTCGAGTGTTCGTGTGCGACAATCTCGCCTTCGCTGGCGAGGTCACGATCAGCAGCAAGCACACGAAGCATCTGCGGAGCAGGCTGACTCGGATCGTGTCCGAGGCGGTCGAGAAGCTGACCGTCAAGCGTCAGCTTGTCGAGCGTCGGATTGCTCTCTACAAGGAGACGGAAGTGGCCTCTCAGGCTCACCTCCACGACCTCGTGCTGCGTTCGTTCCGCGCCGACGCGATCCCGGCTCAGGCGATCAGCAAGGTGATCGCTGAGTTCGAGGCTCCGCGTCACCCGGAGTTCCGCGACTGGAATCTCTGGAACTTGCAGAACGCGTTCACCGAGACTCTCAAGAGTTACGGCGAAATCGAGCGTCGGACGATCCGGCTCAACGGCGTCCTCGACACCGAGATCGGAGACAAGCTCCTCGCGGTGTAGTCTGGAAGTGTTCACCCGGCGGGCGGCAACTTCGCCCCCGCCGGGCACCATCACGGAGGGAAAATCATGGCACGACGAGACCCAAAACTGACATACCAAAACTTCGGCAAATTCCGCCACACGTGGATTCACGAGGCGGACCGGATCGTCATGGATTGCGAGGAGTTTGTCGCTCAGCCGCCGTCGGTCAGTCCACAGTCTGCCCGCCACTGGAGGCGAGCCGCCAAGCTTTACGAGCGTGCTGCGGACTTCTACCGGCGTGCCGGGCTGGGAATCATGTCGATCAACTCGTGGAAGAACGCTGAGGCGTGCTACGCGTCCCTCCACATGGCAGACGATCAAGAGCGTTGTCGGTTGAAGAGTGTTTCTATCCCTGTGTATTACGAGGAGGACTGACGCATGGAAGTGGGACAAAAGGTCTGGACGTCGACGGTTTTCAGCCACGGGCATGACTCGCCCTACGTGTACATCACCGAGAGGACCGTGGTCGCGGTGACTGACGCCGGGGTTGTTGTCGATGCGAAGAACCACCCGACGATCGTCGAGCAGGAGTCGAAGCTCTACACGAGCAAGGCAGACGCGGCTGCGGCTGCGATCGACAAGCTCCTCCTCGACCGTCAAGTGGTGGCGGTCAAGTACGAAGCAGAGATCGAGAAGCTGAAAAAAATTCGCTTGCAGGACGCGAGTGTCTCGGTATAGTTTCGGATCACATAACACAAAGTACGGATACGCAGAATGGCTTCAAGGAAGAAGCCGTGGCCGCATCAGGCGGCTGCGGTGGCGTGGCTTCTCGCACGCCTATACGGGTTTCTGAATCACGAAATGGGCTGCGGCAAGACGCTTGTAGCCATTTTGGCGACGGCAGGATGCCGAAACACGCTCGTAGTCTGCCCGATTGCAGTCGGACCAGCATGGATTGCACAGGTCGCATCATCGGGCGACTCTCGCCGGGTCTGCCTAGCCGTCGAAGGATCGGCGGCTAGGCGGGCCGAGCGTATCAAAGAGGCTCTTTCGAGCGACGAGCCGACGATCGTAGTCATCAACTACGATTCCGTCTGGAGGCCTGAGATCGCGAAAGTGATCGCAGGGACTCAGTGGGACGCGATCATTCTCGACGAGTCTCACCGGATTAAGTCTCACACGGGCAAGGCCTCGAAGTTCTTGTGCAAGCTGGCGGAACGTCAGCCGCAGGCCAAGAGGCTCTGTCTTTCCGGTACTCCGACTCCGAAAGACCCGCTCGACTGGTACGCACAAATCAAGTTTCTTGACCCCGGGATTCTTGGCTGCTCGTACCCGGCTTTCCGCAATCGGATCGCCAACACTCACCCGAAATATCCGGGCTGGATCACCGGCTTCAAGCAGGATGGTCTCGACGCTCTCCGCGAGCGGATAGACCAGCACGTGCATCGAGTCAAGAGCGACGACGTCCTCGACCTACCCGAGGCGATCCACACGGTGATCGAGGTGGAAATCACCGGAAAAACCAGACAGTTCTACGACTCGCTCGAAAACGACATGATCGCGTTTCTCGACGGCGAGCCGGTGACGGCTGCGAATCAGCTTGTCGTGGTCAGCAGACTTCGCACGGCGGCGGGCGGCTACAGTCGCATCGACGGCGGCAGTGAGTTCCAGTTGATCGACGGGACGCCTGCCAAGTCTTTGACGTTCGCGGACTGGCTCGAAGACTTCCCGCAACGCACGCCTCTCGTGGTTTTCTGCTCGTTCGTCCGCGACATCGAAGAGGTCGTCTCCCAGTGTCGCAAGGCAGGCAGGAGCGTGTCTCAGCTACGCGGGGGCACGAACCAACTTTCCGAATGGCAGGCCGGTGAGACGGACGTGATCGTGATCCAGCAGCAGTCTGGCGGTGCGGGGATCGACTGCACGAGGGCCAGCCACTGCGTGTACTACAGCGTCGGCCACAGCTTGGGCGACTTCGACCAAAGCCTCGCGAGGCTCCGCAGGCCGGGCCAGAAACACACGTGCCGCTACTACCACTTTGTTGTGAAGAACACGGTGGAGGAGACGATCTACGCCGCACTGCAAAACAAGAGAGACGTGGTTGAGGAAGTTCTATCGAGGCTGACAAGGAGGGTCGCGAAATGAGTGATAGTCTGGAAGTGTTTACCGACATGAGCAATGAGACCTATCACGGGCGAAAGTCGCACGTGAGCCGGTCGCAGGCGAGTCGGTATCGAGGTGTTCGCGGAGGGCGAGCGCAGCGTTACGAGGAGGTGAAGGGTGGCAAGCTATTCGAGGGCAATGCCGGGACGTCTTTCGGGACGCTCGTGGACGTCGCCTTCGAGGCTGAGGCTCGTGGTCTCGACTGGCGGAGCCGGTGTGCTGTCGCGCCGCCGGAGGTGCTGACATCGAACGGCCAGCGGCGTGGCAACGCGTTCGCGGCGTGGAAAGAGAGCCTTCCGCCCGGTGCGTTGGAGTGCAGCGTGGCCGACTTCGTGAAGGTCGCCGACATCATCGAGTCTCTCAAGGAACACAAGATCGCTCGTCAGTTGCTGGAGTCGATCAAGCACACGCAGTACAGCGTGTTCTGGAAGGACGAGGACGGGCACGACCGCAAGGCACGACCTGACGGCTTGAACGACGACGAGTGGTTTGACTTGAAGACGACGAGCAGCGAGTTCAGCAAGCTCAAGTATTCGTTCCGCGAGTTTGCCTATGACTGGCAGGCAGCTTGGTATCTGGACAGTGCGATCGCCGCAGGATGGAAGCCTTTCAGATTCCGCTTCATCGTTGTCCAGACTTTCGCTCCGTATGACGTCGCTGTCTTTAGTCTCGAAGACGAGGCGATCGAGAACGCTCGTCACGAGATCAGGAAGACTCTGGCAGACATGAAGCACCGTCGCGAGACGGGAGTCTACGTGCCTGATCAATATCACGCGGAGCAAGTGTTGGAGTTGGGTTGATTGTCGAGTCGGACTGTCTGACTCGATTTGTTCGGTAGGCAAGGAGGATCATCATCATGGCGAATGCCATCGCGACGGTAGGTAGTTTCGGTCTGTCGGTCAGCGGAGACGATTTCCGCAGGAACGAGCAGACGATCGTGAAGATTCCCGGCGGCGGGATCACGAAGTGGTCGTGGTCGACCATACTCGGCGATCAGGTGGAGAGCGAGATCACTGGCGTGATCGTGGCTCTCACCGAGGTGCAGCACGACCTGTGGCCTCACACGGGTCAGGCTTCTGAGAAGTCGAGCCCGTACATGCGGAGCCTCGACGGCAAGACGGCGAAGATCGTGGGGGCTGACTCCGGCGACCTCGACGTCAAGCACATCGAAGCGGCGAGGATCGAGGGCACCGAATTTTTCGACTGCTCGAAGATCAAGTATTTCCTGTGGGAGAAGCAGGGCGATCGAAACATCCCGCCGCGTGCCAACGCGACGAGTACGATCGGCATCCTCCGCGCGGGAGACTCGGCTCCTCTTTTCATCCGGCTGTCGAAGACCTCGTCGCCGAAGGTGCAGGAGTTCGCTCGTCGGCTGCGTGGTCAGGGCGTGCAGCCCTATCAGGCGATCGTGAGTCTCGGTCTGGAGGCTGTGAAGGGTGCGAAGGCGACCTACAGCCGCGTGGTGCCGAAGTTCGTCAGCCCGGCCCCGGCGGAGATGGTCGACGCGTTTCGTAGCTACTTCGAGCAAGTCTCGCCGAAACTGCGTGGCTCGATGGAACTCTACGTGGGCAAGGAATCGCTCGACGCGGTTCCCTTCTGATCGATAGTACGGACTCGTGTTCTTTTTGCCCGGCCGGTGTGGGGCTGTCCCCACCGGCCGGGCATTTCTCACCATTTTTCATCAATCCAAGGAGGTTTTGTGGAGTACCGCGCACAGGAAGTGTTTCAGGCGGCGGCGGCAGTCGCAGGCAAGGGCTGGAAGGTCGTCAAGCTTTACGGCGTCAAGGACGACGCCACGTGTACGTGCCACCGTGGGGCTCAGTGCCCAACTCCGGGCAAGCACCCGGCCGGTGGTGCAGACTGGCAGAATCGTGCCACCGACGACGAGGACAAAATCTCTGAGTGGTTCGACTACTCTGACACGAGCCAGAGCGACCGAGTCAACGTCGGCGTGAGACTTGGCGAGTCCAGCGGCATCATCGACGTCGAGGTCGACGGCCCGGAGGCCGAGGAGACCCTGCGAAAGTATGGTCTCGACAAGATCGCGACCCCAACCTACCGGGCGTCTCGTGGATGCCACCGGATTTTCAAGTACGAGGACGATCTTCCTGACGTCGGAGTCGTGAAGGTCGACCAGCTTGAGGTGAGACTTGGCGGCGGCGGTAAGGCCGCTCAGTCCGTCATGCCATCGTCTTGGCATCGGACGGGCATCCAATACTTGTGGCTCCCCGGCCTGTCTCTGGAAGAGGTTGAACCGGCACCACTGCCACCAGAGTTCCGGGCGGCTGTGAAGGCCAACAGCAAGCAAGGCGGCAGCGGGGCCGTCGCTCAGGCCGTGCAGGCGATCATCGGAGAGGTTCAGGTGCCGATCGGGAATCGGCACGGATACTTGGTCGGCGTCGCCTCGTGGCTGTGCGGCAACCTGAAGAGGCACTTGCCCGAGGATCGCACCATCGTCACGAACCTCCTGCTCGCCCAGAACAGGTCTCTGCCCTCGCCAAAGGCTCCTGAAGAGGTCATGCGGATCGCCGCAGACCAGTTCGAGTATTACCGGATGCGTGCCGAGGAGCGTCGCAATAACCGCGAACGTCCGTTCGAGGCCTACGGTCTGGAGTGGAACTTAGAGAGCCGCGAGTGGGATGCCGGGACGTGGTCGCTCACGATCATCCGCTCCGATCCTGTCGAGTACCGTCTCACGTTCCCTCACGAGGGGCGTGTTGTCAGCGTCTCGATGAACGAGACTCAAATCTACAACCCTGTCGTCGTGTCATCGCTCATCCTGTCTGCCAGCACGAACATCGACATGATGGTGCCGTACTCGGACGCGTGGAAGCTTCTTTGGATGGGAGGGCGGGTTCGCGACGGAGACGGCTGGAGGAACGTGGTCTCGCTCCGGGCGAGGCTGATCCAAGACGCCGAGGTCGAGACGCCTTCGCTCGACTCCTGCATCTGGAGCCAGCACGCAGCCATCCTGAGAGGCTATCTGAGGCCGTTCAGCCGGTCAGACGACGACGAGAACGACCCTCCGTGTGCCGACGGCACGCCAAAGTGGATCAAGAAGGGCGGAAGCTGGCTCCTGTACTTCAAGTGGCAGGAAATGCTCAGGGCTGCGTGGCGGACCGTCTCCGTGCCGATCACGGTCGAGCAGGAGCGGACCCTGAAGAGGAAAATCCTCGAAGTCACAGGCGAGAAGGACTTCAAGGAGGCGGGCTTCCACCACAACGGCGAGAGTCTGGGCAAGTTCAAGGTCTGGACCGACGCCCATATCAACGCGCTCGACCAACTCACCGGGGCTTGATCGCGATCTCTCTATATAGGGAGGTTTCATTTTTTAAATCGAAAATATGAGGTATGGGGTATTACACGTCAAAGTGCGGAATGTAACCCCAAACCAGATAAGGATTTGTGTCTTATATAGTGCAATACCCCGAGCGAATCATGTCGGGGTTGCGGAGGTATGACTTACCAAGGAGATGGAGAAGATGGGCAAGGTAGAGAGGCATATTGGCGGTCCGGGCACCGGAAAGACCCGGCTGATCCTCGATCGGCTCAGCGAGACGAAGCGAGAGTTTAGTTTGTCGATCGACGAGATAGCTCTTTGCACATTCACCCGTGCGGGCAGGCAGGAGCTATCGGAGCGGGCTGCGGCGGAGTGGGGCTGCGACCCGGAGTCGCTGACCAAGCATGGGTGGTTCCGGACCGCCCACTCGATCTCTCACCGTCAGTGCCACGTCGAGGAGGGGCAGCTTCTCCAAGGATCGGAAGGGGCCGAGTGGATTGGCGAAGTCGTCGGAGGGAAGGTCGCCACTCGGTACGACGCTCGAAGCCGTGAGGTCAGCTTCGTGTCTGGCGAGAGCGACAACACTCTGACCCGCGCCCTCGCCGCGTGGGACTTGGCACGAGCCAACATGACCAGCCTGAAGGCAGTCCTGCGACGCTGGGCTGCGGCAGGAGAACACGTGCCAGACTCGCACGCAGTCGCGAGGTACATCGAGAAGTACGAAACAGCCAAGCGGAGGCAGGGTCGGCTCGACTACACCGACATCATTGCGAAGTTTGCAGGGATCAGGTTCACCATCGACGGCCCGGAGGAAACCCTGCCCGAGGGCGAAGTCCCGGCTGGCATAAAGGCTCTGGCGATCGACGAGGCTCAGGACTCGTCGGTGCTGGTCGATCGCGTCTGCCGCCGTCTTGCTGAGAGTCCGTCGATCGAGCGAGTCTTCCTGAGCGGTGACGCGTACCAGAGCATCTACTCATTCAACGGCTCTGACTATCGGCTCTTCCTGAACTGGGAGGCGGAGGAGTTTATCATGCCACGCTCTTACCGATGCCCGCCTGTCGTGATGGAGCTTGGCGAGCGTTGTATCCGCCGTATGCGTCACGGCTACCGCGATAGGCGGATTCAGCCTGCGGAACACACTGGGCGTGTCAGGCGAGTCTCTCAGGCACGGCAGGCGATCGATGCCATAAAGCCAGACGAGTCTGTGCTGATCCTTGGCCGATGCGGATTCGCACTGAGCGAGTACGAAGACATCCTCAAGAGCAAGCACGTTCCGTACACGTGGATCGACAGAGTCGGCAGTGCCTCGGAAATGTCTGGATACAGTTGCTTGTGGTCTCTCCAGCATGGCAAGCCCGTCCACCACGACGACTGGGCCAACGCGATCGCGATGATCCCTGCGGAAGACGTCAGGCTCGGCCAGTTGCTTGTTCGTGGCGAAAAGGCAGCGTGGAAGAAGGGGCTCCGTTCCAACGTGGACGTGATCCTTCCGACCGACGAGCACCTGACTCTCGCCGGAGCGACGGAGGCGTTCGCTGGCCTGATCCGCAACGGTAGCTGGCACGAGTACCTCGACAAGTCTCACTCGAAGAAGGCAAGCCGCTGGGTCGAGGCTGCGAAGAGGTTTGGCCCGGACACTGCCTGCAATCCGAAGGTCCGCCTGTCAACGATCCACAGTGCCAAAGGGTGCGAGGGGGACACGGTGATTCTCTCGACGATCTCAAGCCCTGCCGTGGAGCGAGGTCGTCAGGAGGTCGACGACATCCACGACGAGGAGTGCCGCGTGAACTACGTGGCCGTGACTCGTGCCCGGAAAGACTTGTGGATCGTCAACGACGGCGGCAAGTTTGCGATGGAGATTCCCGCATGAACCAGCTTTTCGACACGTCTCCGATCGAGGACGAGGACGGCAAAAAGAAGAAGAAGGGCAAGAAGAAGCAGCCCGAGCCGCAGCACGTCACGACCTACCGGCGAGAGCCTGACGTTGAGTTGGCCCAGCCCGGCTACCTCGCCAGCATCGAGGGTCACTACTCGTGCGACCGCTGCGGGCTGACGACTCTCGACCTGATTGACGTCCGTGGCACGAAGTGGCTCGTAATGTGCGGCTGGTGGTGTCTGCACTCGTGGCTCGTGGACCCGATCCCCGGCCTGCTCGACAAAGAGGATCGCAAGCAAGCCCCGGACGCGTTTGTCATGCGAGACGGTCTCTTTAGCGGCAAGACTTTCGACGAGATCGCTGCTGCCGGTGGCCGGGCCTACATCGAGTCTCTGCCTGTCGTGTCGAAGAGACAGGCTGTCAAAGACGCCGCGAAAAAATGGCTTGACAGTCATTGAATAGTACGGATACTCACCCCCACACCGCATCTCAAAAGGAGTTGATATGCCCAAGCCTCTGCCCGGCGTCGTTGACGCTCTTCAGGCCTCTCTCAGGAATCACTGGACGCAAATCGCGGCCTACGAGACTCAGGCGTCTCACTTCGCACGATGGGGATATTCCCAGCTTGGCGTGGCGTTTCAGGACTACGCGGTTGAGGAGCGTGACCACGCGAAGAAGCTGATCGACCGTCTGGAGTTCTTCGACTCCCAGCCCACCTACGAGTTCGAGCAGCCGCTGTGGCCCCGTCATGACTTCGAGGGAATCCTCGAAGTGAACTACGTGTTCGAGACCACGACGGCCAACACAGAACGGTCTGGATACCTTCTCTGCGTTGAACTGGGTGACGCCGAGACTGCGGCGATCTTCGCCGACCTCCTGAAGGGCAGCGAAGACGGCATGGCAGAGATCGAGGCCACGCGTCTCGTGATCGACCAGATTGGCCTCGACAACTATCTGGCGGATCGCACGTGAAGCGACTTTGCAACCGCTGCAACGCGGAGAAGACGTCCAACGCACCGTGCGAGAAGTGCGGGTGCCAAGAGTTCCGAATCATCGGACCACCATGTCCGTCAGGTGCTGCATATCACGGCACCGTTGGTAGCCAAGCCGGTGTTGGCTGATAACCCCGGCTGTCGAGGCGAGTGTTTAGCTCTTTTCCGCTTGTGACTCGATCGTCTGCCTCACGTTACGAGGCCCATACACATGATGGACGACCTAGCAGAAATCAACCCTGAAGCCCTGCTCGCCGACGGCCTCGAAAAGGCTTTCGTTGGCTACACCGTCAATCACCACCACGCTCACGTCGCTGTGTATGACGTGCAGAGGTGCGTCGACATTCTCGTCGAGCGTGATGGCATGACTCACGAGGGTGCTGAAGAGTACCTGTCGTTTAACACCCTTGGTTGTTACGTGGGGCCGAATGGGCCGATTTACGTGAGGATGACCGCATGAAGTCAGACAAGCGAAAAAGAGCGGGCATTTCGTCGAAGACTCGTTGGGATGTTTTTCGCAGGGATGGTTTTAAGTGCATCTACTGCGGCTCCTGCGAGGAGCTTGTTATAGACCACGTAGACCCATTTGCCCGTGGAGGCATTGACTCACAAGACAATTTTGCGACGGCCTGTAGGAGGTGCAACTCAGGGAAGCGAGACAAAGTTCTTGTGCCTCCGCTTGCTGTAAATCAGGAATTTTTTGACGAGCAAAGGGTCGTGAGTTCTGGTGTTTCGTATAGAAACCACCTGCACAAAGACTGGGGCCAAGCCCTTCAGCACGCAGATTGTTTTTCTGCGGTCGAATACATCGCAGACAAAAAACTTTGCCAAGGGGCAGATTTCAGTATGTGTTCGATGCTCACAGGACAAAGGCGGTACATGCGGGTTGTTATCGCCAGCATGTGCGACGAGCGTTCGCCTGAGCAGCAGAACAAAATACGCGAAGCGGTTTCTAGGGCGTTGAACAGAGATAAAACAATCCTTCTGATTGGGTCTCCGTTTTACTTCTACGCGATGGTAATCGATTTGTATTACCCGGAGTCGCCATGCGTTGGTCAACTAACAGACAGTCTGACGCTGTCAGATCGGACTATAGATCGTTCTGATCTCGAAGAGTGGCTCTCTCTCACCGAGGAAGATTTTGTGGAGCCTGCTGACGCTTTTTACCTCAAAGCCAGAAGTTTCCCTTGGAGGAAACGCATGGACGAGATTTACGAGGGTTCTTGTGCAATACGAAATAAAAGCAATTGAGACAAAGTACAAGGGCATCTTGTTTCGTTCGCGCCTTGAAGCCAAGTGGGCGTGCTTCTTCGACCTTCTGGGGTGGAAGTGGAGGTATGAGCCAGCAGACTTCAACGGATGGATTCCTGACTTCGCCATTTATGGAGCAGATTGCGTCTATGTCGAGGTGAAGCCTGTAATCGATTTCCCTACTGACGTTGCTGAGAAGATAGACGCCAGCGGTTGCAGGAATGAAGTTTTGATTCTTGGTGAGCTTGGACCGGAACTCGGTAGTGAAGACTATTGGTTTCGTTTGGGCTGGCTGAGAGAAGTTAATCATTACGATGAGGCTTCGGCTCCTGATTTTTTATGGGATGAAGCTGTGCTGGGGAGGTGGGAGGCAGGAAAGGGTTCTATTGGATTTTGTCATTCCGGCATTGCATTTTCGGACAGAATTTCTGGCGGGTACGACGGGGGATGCTTCGGCGAATTGCCGCTGCATTGGGATGAGATAGATGAGTTGTGGGCTGCTGCCTGTAACTCGACTCGCTGGAAGCCTCGCTAAAGGCAAGGAAGCCTCATGTCCGTAAAATCCCTCGCCAAAAAACACATCGCATACACCGACCTCCTCAACGAGTTCGAGTCCCCGTTTTCGTCGAACAAGGTCACCGGCCACTCCCTGAATTTCCCGATCATCAACAGTTGCACGCCGACGATCGTCTGTGCCGAGACGTGCTACTTCGCGAAGGGGCCATCCACTTGGACGGCTTCTCTCAAGAAGCAGCACCGCCTCATGAACTCGATCAAAGCCTCGCCGACGCACATGGCTGTGATTATCGCCGACTGGACTCGTCGACTGAAGCTCGACTTCGTTCGCTGGAACGGCGGCGGAGACTTGTTCGCCGAGAGCGTCGACTGCATCAACCGGGCCGCGCCGCTCATGCCGACGATCCCGCAGTGGATCGTGAGTAGGAAGCCCAAGCTGGCGGCGGCGATCGAGCCTGCCTCGAACGTCTACGTGCATTTCTCGGTCGACAAGACGTCATGGGATCGTCTCGAAGAGATGCAGAGCCTTGCCCCGGCCGGGCTGCAATGGTTTTGGTCTTACCAGTGCGATAAGGGCGAGACTCCGCCAGACCCGATGGTCGCGCCGGTGATCTTCCGCGACGGCTACGATCCAAAAGGCGGGGAATTGTACGGAAACGACTGCCCGCTCAATGCAAACGAAGATATCGCAGGCGTCTGCGGCAAATGCCAGCGTTGCTTTAACGGCTGGGCAATTGAGGGGGCAAAGGAATGCCTGTCTCAGACACGGCGTTAGGAGAGGTCGGTCGGCTGCTCGCGTCGGCGGAGATGCTTTTGCACGGCATATCTGCAACTCGACCAGAGTGCGACGTCGGCGTCGACATCGTGGCTGTGTTTGGTCAGAAAGCGTGTCGCGTTCAGGTGAAGTCAGTGCGAGATCACAAGCCATCACCGCGAACTAAAGCACACAAGTTCAAGATTCGGCGGTCGAGGACTGGTGGCGTCTATGCAAACCATGAGATCGACGCGTTTGTGTTTGTCAGCATCGCAAGTAAGTCGTTTTGGGTGGTCCCAGTGAGCGACCTGAATCTTTCGGCACACGCCGTTTTTCATCACCCCGGATCGCGATGGCACAACGCGTGGCACTTACTGAAATGACACTCGAAACCACCATCACGAGGTCGATTGTGACGCTCGCGAAAGCGAAGGGGTGGTGGACGTTCAAGATTGCTGGCGGGCCGATGCAGATGGCTGGAGTTCCAGACTTGTTGACAGTGAAGCATGGACGAGCGGTGTTCCTCGAAGTGAAGCAGCCGGGCAAGAAGTCTCGCCCGCTTCAAGTGCAGAGGATGAAAGAGATACGCGAGATCGGCGGAGCCGTCGCGGAAGTGGTCACGAGCAGGGCTGAGGCAGAAAGGATTCTCGATGCGAACGATGTATGAGACAGAGGCCGATCTAAGCAACGAGGCTGCGGTCCGCAGCTACGTGGCTCAGACCTTCTCTGCCGAAGTCAACAAGGTGCCGCTCAGCTACGGCGTCGACTCGATGGTCTCCGTGGACGGCAAGCTCGTGGCGTGGCTGGAGATCAAGTGCAGGCCCGGCATGACGTGGGGGCAGTATCCGGACGTCATGATTTCCGTCCTGAAGCTGCGGGCAGCGGCTGGGCTGAAGGCCTCGACCGGCATCGACACGCACTTCGTCGTGGCCGACTCTTGCGGCGTCATCAAGAGTGCGAACCTCTGCAAGACTTCGCCTGATTGGATCAAGTACGGCGGCAGGACCGCCCAGACACGAGACCCGGCCGACATCGAGCCCGTCTGTCACATACCTCTCGAACAGTTCACGGAGGGCACGCCGTGGGGTCAATAACAACACGTGAGACTTGGCCTCCAGAGCCGCCGAATAAGCCACCCAAACACTGGGAATGGCAGATCGTCGACGGCGTCAAAAAACTCGTCCCGATCAAGAAAAAAACCCCTTGACGATAGTACGGAAGCGGTTACCTTATGCGAGCATTCACGACGACCGTCGGACAACTGAGCCTCATCGATGCCGAGTGCATCATCACGAGGCTCACATGGCCGAAGTCGGAGTTTCAGGTCGAGGTCAAGGAAAAGACTTCGACCACTCCGGTGGCGATCGTGAGGACGGATCAGGAGCGAGTAGCGGCATGGACGGCGACGCACTACTGGCGAGGTATGCAGACGCTGGAGGGATTCACCAATCCCGCCTGTCGTCGTCGCGGCCTTGCTCGCGCGGCAGCGAGTCTGCTTATCGCCGACTGCTCCATCGATCCACGCGAAACACTGGCAGTCTTCTCACCGCAGTGCGTTTCAATAGCGACTGCGTTGGGTTGTAGGGACGTTCGTCTGTACGAGCGTCGTGGTAAGGAGTGGGTCCAGAATTCTTAAAGCCAAGGAGGGCTATATGTTTCTCTTGCTGTTGATTGCGTTGATGGGCGGTGGCGATTGCACAAATCTGACTGAGGCTGAGTCGCAGGTCGTCGCCGAGACGAACTCTGCTCGTGCTGAGGCCGGTCTTCCGCCTCTTGTCGTCGACTGCCGACTGATGGGCCGGGCTCGTCGTCACGCGGCTCGCATGGCGAACGAGGGTTTCTTCGCACATTCAAACGGTGCGACGGAAAACATCGCTACAGGCCAGCCTCACGCTGTGGCTGTGGTTCGCACGTGGCTGAACAGTCCCGGCCACCGGGCGAACATCATGAGCCGCAGCAGCACTCGAATCGGAGTCGCTGGCTTCGTTGGCCGCGACGGAAAAATCTACTGGGTGCAGCAGTTCTCGCACTAAACACCGTCCCCTCCGGTGGTCCCGCCGTCGCTTCATCGGGTAGGTGGAGCGGCGGTGGGCCACTCTGGAACATCTTGCGGAGCATTCATGATTTTCGACTTTTTCAGGAGGTTTTTCGGTGGAAAAGAAAGTCAAGTACATCAAGAGTCGACTCGACCTGACGCAGAGGCGCGCGGAGGCGACGTTTCAGTACCTCCAGTCCCACTGGACGGTGTCGCGGGTGGCGGACATTGCGAAGCATCTAAAACTGTCGGAGACGACGGTCCGCAGCATCGCTCGAAAAATCGATCTCGGCCCAAGACCCGAAAAGGCATCGCATCTCGACCCCACGCCAGAACAGATAGAAAGACGAGCAGCCGCGATTCGCAGGACGTGGAGCCCAGAGGAGCGAGCAAGAAGAGACCTTCGCGGGCGAAGCGAGGCGGGCCGGGGACGTCTGGTAGTTAGTCTCTTCACCGAAGCACCGTCATTCTCAAGGAACTCACTGTGAACATCGAATTTTGGCTCACTGATCCCGTGCTGAATGCGATCAACGGACTAGCCTCCAAGTCTCTGGCGGTTGACGTTGGTGCGAACGTAGGCACGTGGGCTGTCCCGCTTTGCGAGATGTTTGACGAGGTGCTGGCCTTCGAGCCAGACGAGCGAAACTACTCTCAGATTCCGACGATCGAGAACCTCACTGTCGTCAGGGCTGCTGTGTCGGATCAGACTGGCGAGACGCCGTTCTTCGTTCGGTCCTCGTCCGGGCATAACTCGATCCTCGAAGTGCATCCGATCGGCGGCGAGGGCATGGCTCCAGTACCTGTCGTCGAGGAGAAGACCGTCTCGTGCTTCTCTCTTGACGACGCGTGCGGCAACGGTGCCGACTTCGTGAAGATCGACATCGAGGGCGGCGAGGTGCTTGCGTTGCAGGGCTGCGTGGACGTGCTGAAGTGGCAGCGGTCCGTCTTCCTCGTCGAGTGCCACGACACGTTTAGCGACGTCGAGCGTGAGCTTGCCCGCCTTGGCAAGCGTGTCACTCGAATCCCACACCCGCTCGTCGCCCATCCCGGTCACTGCTGGGCAATCGGCGAATGATCCTCGTCTCGCAGTCTTACAATCCACAGTCTGAGCATCGGAAACAAGAGCTTCAGAAGGTAAGGCTGCACAACGAGACTTCAGGACTGTTCGATCGAGTCGAGTATCTTGACGCTGGCGATCGGACAATCTCCTTCAGCGAGCTACACGAACACTGCCTTTCCAAGTATCGCGGCAAGTGGTGTGCGATCGCGAACAGCGACATCACGTTCAACGCCACGGCCTATATGCTGAAAGGCCTGAAGAGGGCTGGCAGGCTCGTGGCGTTGACCCGATGGGATACCCACTACGGCCCACGATTCATAGGTCACCAGTCTGAAGACAAATTCTTCAGCGGATCGCAGGACTCGTGGGCGTTTATGGCAGGCTCGCTGCCCCCTCTGACGATCGACATACCGCTCGCTGTCATGGGGTGTGATCAAGTCATCGCTGGCTGGGCGTGCATGGGCGGTGTTGAGGTGATCGACCCCGCACTGTCTATCAAGACGACTCACGTTCACGAGCTAGACGACCGACCTACCGACCGCCCGGCGGCGTCTGGATTCTTTGGTTATCCGCACCTCACGACGATGCACACGAGCGGAGAAGTTCTCTGCCACGAGTGGCCTCGTGCTGATGGGGAATGGGAGTACGAATGGCGACTATATCGCTACGGGAAATAGAGCAGCATCACCCGGACCTGTTGCTGCCACCTGACGAGGAGTTCGCCAACTACTACGGCGAGTTTGCCGACGTCGGCCTAGAGAAGGCCAAGTCTCTCAGGGTCGCGTTTGTGGCGATCTGCCGCAACGCGATGCCGTTCCTGCCGTTCACGATGCAGTACGTGCAGGCGGCGGGCGAGTGCTTCGACGACTACCGGGTGTTCGTCTACGAGAACGACTCGACCGACGGCACGAAAGATTTTCTGTACCAGTGGTCGGACGGCGAGCGCACGTTCTGCTCGCTTCGGGACAACGGCAGGCCTCACCTGAACTCGACGAAGCACGCCTCGCGGACGATGGCTCTGGCAGAGTACCGCAACGCGTGTCGCAAGTGGGTCGACGGCAACTCAATGGACTTCGACTACGTGATCGTGTTCGACACGGACCCGTGGGGAGGCTTCAGCGTCGGCGGAATCTTGAACACGATCGGACGGATGGAGACTCGCGATCATCTCTGGACGTCAGGCATGGCGAGCTACTCTTGGTGCGAATGGGGTCCGCCGGTCTGGTCGAGGCCGACTCTGTGCCACTACGACGCTTGGGCGTGCCGCTGGACGGGATGGAAAGAGCGTCAGGACATGCTCTGGTTCCACCTCTGGCACCCGCCTGTCGGGTCACCGCCCGTGAAGGTGAACTCCGCCTTCGGCCAGCTTGCTGTCTATCGCGAGAAGAGCTTCCTGATGGGCGTTTACTCTGGCGACGACTGCGAGCATGTGCCGTTTCACCGATCTATGGGGGGCGAGTTCTTCCTGAACCCGTCAATGCGATGCGTTTCTTTCTGGATTCCGGAGGGGGCAAGGATGCCCAATGGCTCGATCGACGACGACAATTTGCACGGCGACGTTTGCGGCGATGTGGACCGCAGGGACGCCGACCCGGATCATCAGCCAGACGCTGAAGATATCCGCTGACCGCTGCGACACGACCCGCAAACAGCTTGGCCTCGCGAGACGCGAGAGTTGGCACGGGTCGAAGACCGGCCACAGGAAGGCCTACTTGCCGAGCGAGGACGAGATCAGGCAGAAGTGCCTCGAATTTCAGGCGGGTTGGACGGACGAAGAACGCGAGCGTCGTCGAGTCGGGGGCGTCGTGAAGCACGTCCCATACGAGGCTCCTGTCGTTCCCGAGAGCCTGTTCCGCTTTTCGGACGACGACGAGTCCGGTCCGCAAACCTTTCTCGAAGGCCTGATCGATACTTCAGGGTGATCGCTGTCGGTTGCTAGGCTGAAAACGTATGGGCCAACTCCACGTTTACGCGAGGCTTTTTCTCGCTGCTGGCGACGACCGGGCACGGGCTCAAGTGTTCGCCGAGGCGGTGGAGTGGCTTGAACACACGGCCGAGACCACGATCGAAACGGGCCTAAAAACCCGTATTTTTGCGATTCTCTGCACCCAAGAGGGTGCTGACTTTCTCCGCTGGGCGACCGCGAATGACGCTGAAAACGGCCACTCTTGAGCGAGTTTTGTCGGGGATGCTGATCTCCGACAGGCTCTGGCTCAAGTCTATCTACGAATCAACGCGGGACGTCGTGAAGGCCGACGGTCTCGTCGATGATCCCACGATCGTTACGCTCGCAGACTGGGTAAAAATCCATCGATCGATCCAGAGATTCATCTGGTCTGGCCTCTCGACCGTCTGCCCCGGCATCTATCCGGACCTGATTGCGGCAATCGACAGGGAGGTTGCCCTGTCTCTGGAGCCTTGCGGCGGGAAAGTCACCCCTGACGTGCGTCGGCGGCTTGTCTCTTCCCTCGACCGCATCGCGTGGGCTGGTCTCGGAGGTGACGAGTAATGGTCGCCGACTCCGCCATCACCGCTGCGAACGAGGCTCCGGGGCTTTCCGAGAAGGTGAAGGCCTACGTGCAGCGAGCCAAAGAGCTTGCCTCGGACGGCTTGAGCGTGGCGGACTTCGCTGAACTGGCGACGTCGCTCCTGAGACTTGTCGTGTCGGCACTCGACTCGATCCCGGCCGACGGCGAGCAGAAGAAAATCTGGGCTGTAGCGGCTGTCGCGACCTTGTTTGACGCCGTCTCCGACAAGTGTGTGCCGATCTATTTCACGCCTTTCTGGATTGTTTCCCGTCCGACGTTTCGAGCGATCGTTCTGCTCGCGGCAGGCGGCGTTGTCGAGTCTCTTATCCCGATCGTGAGGGCTTCCAAGTGATTTTCCTGCTCATCATCGCCGCAGCCGTGGCTCTCCTTCTGTGGCCCGAGTCGAAGGCTTCTGTGCCTGCCACCGCGAAGCCTGTCCCGCTGCCGTCGATCGACGTGCCTGCGATCCCGCAGCCGCCGAAGGCACCGAGCTACCGCAGTGCGATCGAGAGTCTTGCCGCAGTCCGGAGCCGCCTGATCGCGACCGACACGCTCGACGACAAGGCGAAGGCGGCGATCAATGAACTCACGTTATGTCTCGTGGCTGGGAGCGACAAGGAATGACGACTCTTCAACGGCAGATCGCAGCGGGGTGCCTCGTAGCACTCGCGTTGATCGTGTGGGTGGCTTCACTCGGACGCGACGATTCAGGTCCGAATCCGGGGCCAGTGCCTCCGACAGGCCTAGTCCTTCGCGGCCTCTTCGTCGGCCCCAACTCTTCGAGCGACGCCTCCATGCTTTCCGCCCTCACCGCAGAGATCGGCGACTGCATCGAGTACGACGGGACGCTGCCTGATCCTCGCCTGAAGACAGGCGTCGCGTTCGACGATCTCAGGATCGCTGCTCGTGAGGCCCGGATGCGTGGCGAGAGCCTCGGTGCCCGTCAGCCGAAGGTCAAGGAAGCGATTCACTCTTACCTCGACGAGACCGTCGGGACGTCTGGCGGACCTGTAACGCCTGCGGAGCGAGCCAAGTGGGTCGCCGCCATGAAGGACATCTCAAGGGCTTGTTCTGATGCCGCGAAGTAGGATCACAGTTTCGGCTCTCGTCACAGTGATCGTCGTGTCGTTCATCGGCGCGCTCGTTCAACTGGCGACGTTCCGTCTGGCGAATCACATTGAGAACAACTTCGGTTACCAGCCTAATCCGGCTGGCCTGAAAGAGTTCCTCGGTGAACTCAAGGAGCCGACTTTTGCTCAGGCTGGTGCCGACGCCGTGAAGAAGGCGAAGGGCAAGGATGTGTACCTTTATCGGTACGCGGATCAGGCTCATCGCAAGGTCTACGGAACGCCGTTTGAGGCTTGGAATCAGGGCTCTGCTGGCACGTGCGTGAGCTTTGGGTGGGGACTCGGAGCGTACATCGGCCAGAGCGTTGATTACGCGACGGGCTCGCTGCCGAATGCACCACTTGAATGCGACACGTCCGGAATTTACGGCGGAAGTCGAACAGCCGGAAGAATGCCTCCCGTGAATGGAAACGCGGGATTCTCAGACGGCAGCTACGGCGCGGCTGCGGCGAGGTGGGTCGCTGGCAAGTGCAAGCAGACGGGCATAGGCGGGATTCTGTACAAGCAAAAGTACGGAAGCACTGACCTGACCAACTACTCGATTCCGCGATCGCGCGAGTGGGGAAACTCTGGAGTGCCGCTCGATCTCGCGAAGGAGGCGAACAAGCACACTGCAAAAGCAGTCGCCCAAGTCTCCACGTGGGAGGAACTTAGCGCGGCACTTGAGTCAGGTTATTGCGTCCCGATCTGCTCGAACGTCGGCTTCGCTGCGACGAACGTCAGGGATGAGGACGGCCTGCTTCCAAGGGGGTCGCAGTGGTCGCACTGCATGCTCATAGCAGGAATTCGTCACGCCGCCAATGCCCCCGAGAACGGCATGAAGCGTCCCCGCGACTGTGCGCTCATTATCAATTCTTGGGGCACCCGGTGGGTCGTCGGCGGAAAGCTTCCCGCCGATCAGCCAGACGGAAGCTTCTGGGCTGAACGCAAAGACGTCGAGGCGATCCTCGCCCAAGGCGATTCATTCGCGATCGGCGGGGTGAGTGGATTCGCGTATCGAGACTTGGATCACGGCGGATGGCTGCAACCGGGAGCGAACGATGAAAGTAAGTGACCGCAACGTGTTGATCGCTGGTCTCGTCTGTCTCGCCATCGGCTGGTGGCTCGCGTCGTCGCCAGCGTCTCCGATCAGGCCTGAGACAGAGCCACGCCGCCCCGTTCTACGCTTCGTCGCACGAGTCGCGAAGACGTTTCTCTGGGTGATGATGGTCGCCGAGCGACCGCCGCAAGAGGCAAACATCGTTCACGCCCGCATCGACTCCGAGGGACATCAAGTCTTGAACCACGGTCAGGGGTGGTGACGTGAAAGAGAACATCTACAGCATCAGAAACCAAGAGTTTCGCTTCCCGGTTCCGTGGTGGACTTACGTGGTCGCGCTTGTCATCGCTCCGTTTTCTCTGTTCGTAGCTGCGGCGTGGTGTCTGGACGTTCAACGGCAGCACGTGGAGGTATCGAAATGACCTCGCTATGGTCTTGGATCGCCGCAATCTTGACGTCTCTGTCTGCGGACCCTCACGCGATGAACGTCGAGGCTCCGAAGGCTGCTGCCGCAGTGACTGTCGCCTACGCCTCATTCGCGACGGAGAAGTGAATTGGCTGACTACGCATTACTGCCGCAGAACTTAAATCTTTCCTTCATAAGAGGGGACGAATTCTGGTTCACCGTGGACGCGGATATCAACCTGACTGGCTACACGTTCTCGTCGTCGATCTACAAAGTCACGAGCGTCGTTAACGGCGTGATCACAGGGACTCAAGAGGTCGCTCAGTTCACGATCACTCCGATCGATCTCACTACCGGGAGACTCAACCTGTCTCTCCAAGAGAATCAGACCGCCGCTCTCAGCACCACCGACACGCTTCGTTGGTACTTTCGATGGGTCGGTCCGGGCGTTGTGACTCGTACCGTTCTGTCTGGCAAGCTGACGCCGGGGGACGCGTGACATGAGCGACGTCATCGTCAACATCACGCCTCCTGCTCCGATCGAGCTTCTGTACTCGCAGGGCGGTGCTGTGGGTCCGCAGGGTCAGACGGGAAGCGTGGGACCAGTCGGCCCTACGAACAGACTCGTCGTGGGCACGGTCACTTCTGGTACGGCAGCTTCCGCGACCATCAGTGCCCAGACTGTGGCGAACGGAACAGCGACTCAGACTCTGAATCTCGTCCTCCCCCAAGGCGAGACCGGAAGTCAGGGCATTCAGGGAGTCGTGGGACCAGCCGGTCCTGTCAATGTCCTGTCTGTGGGCAGTGTTGAGACGACTTCGGCGACTACCGCGTCGATCTCGATAACCGGGACGGCACCGTCGCAAGTCATCTCTTTTGTAGTGCCTCGCGGGCCGCAGGGAATTCAGGGCGAAGTCGGTCCGTTCATGAGCGTCCAAGTGGGCGGAGTGACGACTGGCGCATCCGGCACAAACGCGAAGGTCGAGACGGTCACAGCCGGTGGCACGGTGACCTTGAACTTCACCATTCCTCGCGGTGCGGACGCCACTGCAAACCTCGCCGACGAGACTCCTCAGCCACTTGGAATAGCGAGCGTTGGTTCGGCCCTAAAAGCCGCACGTGCTGACCACGTGCATTCAGTCCCAGCCATTTCATTCGGTTCGTTGACTGGGGTGCCACTCACGTTCAGCCCATCCGCCCACACTCACGCCGTAAGCGACGTCGCGAACTTGCAGGCGGCACTGGACTCGAAGCAGCCTGCCGGGAGCTACGCCACGCTCGTAAACGGAGCCGTACCGTCGTCAATGTTACCGGGCTTTGTCGACGACATTATCGAGTACGCGACTCTCAGTGCCTTCCCGGCAACGAATGATGTTGGCAAGATTTACACGGCGATCGATACGCGGAAAATCTACCGATGGTCAGGGACTGGCTACGTTGAGATTTCTCCATCCCCCGGCACGACGACTGACGTGCCTGAAGGGACGAATCTCTACCACACGACTGCACGTGCCGCAGCAGCAGCACCAGTTCAGAGCGTTTCGGGCCGCACGGGCTCGATCTCGATCACGAAAAGCGACGTGGGTCTCGACAACGTCCCAAACACAGACGCAACGGCGAGGGCAAATCACACTGGCACCCAGACGGCATCGACGATCAGCGACTTCGCCGCCGAGGCTGCGAAGTACGGCCCCGTCACCAGCGTGTCGGGCCGCACGGGTGTCATCACGCTCGCCCAGCTTGGCAGTTCCGGCACCGCGTCAGCATCGACGTTCCTGCGAGGGGATGGGCAGTGGACTGCGGCGGGTGGCACTAACATCGTCGAGTCGGCCACGGCGGCGGGCTTCCCGGCGACGGGGGCCAGCAGCACTCTGTATATCGCCACTGATGCCAACCGCGTTTTCAGATTTGATGCGTCTGGCGTATATGTCGAGGTCGGCCCCGGTGCAGTTGCTGCGGTCGGCGGTGGTGGCGCGGGCGGCACGACAGACCCGCTCTGGTCGAGCGTTCGTCTGCTCTTGCCGCTGGACGCCAACACCTACGACTACCGCTCGGGCCAAGGCAGCACTGTTACGGCTTTCGGCAGTGCAGCGATTGCCAGCAGTTCGCCAAAGTTCGGCGCAGGTTGTTTGTTTCTCGACGGCAACTCCGACTATTTGCAAGTCGTGGACGGGTTCAACTACATCGTCCCGGGCACAGGCGACTTCACTATTGAGGCGTGGGCGCGGCCAGCATTTTTGTCGGCAGAAGCGAACTATGTGTTCGAGGCGCGAGAAACTCAAGTCGCAGGGTACGGCGTCTACCTCAATAGCAGCAGCACCGTAGTGGTTGCGTCGTCGTCTGCAACTTCGCTGATAACGGGGGCAGCCCTGTCTACAGGCCAATGGCACCACGTTGCCCTATGCCGCGCGAGCGGGACGCTGCGGCTGTTTATCAACGGCACCGTGGCGGGCACGCCCGTTGCGAATACAACAAACTTCGCATCGAACAGACTGCTGATCGGTCGCTCGCTGTCTGACAGTACGCCGTTCTGGTTCGACGGCAACATTGACGACGTGCGCTACACGTCGGCAGCACGGTATACGAGCAACTTCTCAGTGGCGACTGCGGCATTTCCGACAAGCTGACACTCAGGGCACTCCACCATGCCATTTTCTTTCCCAGCATCACCAGCACTCAACGCGACCTCAACCCAAAACGGGCGAGAGTACCGCTACGCCGGTAACAACACATGGGAACTCGTCGCCGCGAGCGGTGGCGGCGGCGGCTCGGGCAGCATCGTCACCGCAGCGACAGTCGCAGGATTCCCCGCGACGGGTGCATCGGGCACGCTGTACCTCGCTACGGACACGGCTCGCGCCTACATCTGGGCGGGTGCCTACGTCGAGGCTGGTGTGAGTGGCGGCGGCACCGACACTGAGTTGCGTGCGTTGTTCACGCCCGGCGCGCCGACGAGCGTGACTCCCACGGCGGGCAACGCACAGGTGTCGCTCGCGTGGACTGCGCCAACCGTTCTTTCTGTCACTCCAATAACGGACTACACCGTTCAGTTCAGCAGCAACAGCGGCTCAACGTGGACGACGTTCACTCGGTCGGCGTCCACTGCGACGAGCGCAACCGTCACGGGGCTGACCAACGGCACGGCGTATGTGTTCCGCGTGTCGGCGGTGAATGGCGTTGGAACAGGAAGCTACTCGGCGGCGAGCAGTGCCGTTACGCCTGCGGCTGCATCGGCCTCGCTGGCTGTCGCTACGGCTGGAAGCGGCTCTGGAAGTTGGTCGGGGGCTGGAACTCAATCCTCGCCGTTTGTTCGATCAGCCGTTGGCTGGTCTGGATCAGGCAACTGGGTTGCCGACCCAGTATTTACTGCCAGCGGTAGCGGCTCTGTGCGTATTTCGTGGGCGAGTCGCGCGCAGGCTGGAGACGCAGACCCGGCACTGTATGTGCAGAAAAACAACACCACAGTCCAGACTCTGGCGTGGTCTAGCAGCGGTGCCTCAATCACTCCGGTGAGCGTGGTGGCTGGCGATACAGTGCGACTCGTGACTGAGAACGTAGGCCAACAACTGACAACAGTATCCGCGTGGATTCAGTAAGTAGGAGATAGCACATGCCCTTAAGCTTTCCCAGTAGCCCTAGCGTGGGCCAACAATCGACACAGAACGGCCGCACCTACTCGTGGACGGGCTATGCGTGGGAACTCGTCGCCGCGAGCGGTGGCGGCTCTGGCCTGTCATGGTCAGCCGTGCCAGCCTCCGCGACGGCAAGCGGCACGGCGGGGCAGATAGCGTATGACGGCGACAACGGGTTTTTCTACGTTGCGACGGCTACGAATACTTGGAAGCGTGCGGCGATATCAACGTGGACGCTTGATCCGCATTGGCAAAACGTCTCGCTACTACTGAACGGCGACGGCAACCTCACAGATCTCTCCACCAATAACACATCAATTACAGCGTATGGCAACGTCGCAGCGACAGGGTCGGCGAAGTATGGCAGCGGCTCAATGACGTTTGACGGCAGCGGCGATTACCTTGCAATGACAGGGCCGCAGTTTGCGTTTGGCACGGCGGACTTCACTATGGAGGCGTGGTTGTTTGTAGACAGCCACAACAACGGGTGGCGGACTATTATGGGGGCTTCGACCGATCCGCCCTCAAACGTTGTCGCACCACGGCTTATTCTCTCTGCTGCGTCCGGTGGCGAGGTAACCAACGGTCTTAAGCTAGACGTGTGGGACGGGTCAACAGGCACGGCGATCAGGGACTCTGTAGCGTTCCCAACGGGGGAGTGGGTCCACATTGCTCTTGTCCGACAGTCTGGCACGGCAAGGCTTTACAGAGGCGGCGTGCAGGTCGGCAGCACATCAATGACGAGGCAGCTTGCCCGTGAGCAGTTTTTCATAGGCAGAGGCTACGACAACGTAGATGGAGAGTACTTCGCGGGGAGAATCGACGACCTGCGAATCACCAAGGGCATTTGCCGCTATCCCGATGGCACCACATTCACGCCAAGCACAACGGCATTTCCTAATGCGTGACGCGAAGAACCTCGCGTGTGAGATCGGGTACGCGATTGAAGGAGTGACGCGATGAGCAGCACATACAACCAGTTACCGGGCACGATGAATTTGGCGTTCCGTCGCTCAAATGACTTCGCCACACTCATCGACTTCGACGGCACGACACTTGTCGGTTACACCGTCACGGCGAGCGTAAAAAGCCTCGTCACCGGAGCGACCGTGGTGCCGTTCACGACGAGCATCACCGACGCCTCGGCGGGACAGGTCAACATTGCTCTGACCGACACGCAGACCGCCGCTCTCGCGGCTGGCACCTACGGCTGGCAGCTTGACTGGGTCGCTCCCGGCAGCGTGCAGCGGACGGCTCTCAGTGGCACCGTGGAGGTCTACGCATGACACAGATCACAGCGAGCGTCTCGGCCCAGCCGATTACGGCCAGCGTCAACGCCTCGGGGAGCATCTCCGCGAGCGTGGGCTCGTCAGTCGTCGAGGCATCGGCAGGCGGCGGCATCGGGCCGCAGGGTCCGCAGGGCGTGATCGGCCCTCCCGGCAACGCACTTTCTGCGGCGAGCGACGTGCAGTTGAGCGGGGTCGCCGAAGGCGACGTGCTGCGGTACTCGAACAGCAAGTGGCGAAACTACCCCGAAGGCGACATCGTAATCGACGGGCAGAATTTTTAAGGAGCAATCATGGCGAATCGTCTTAGGCTGAAGCGTAGAGTCTCAGGCAATGCGGGGTCGCCCGCGACACTCTTGAACGGCGAGGTTGCCTACAACGAGGTCTCGGATCAGCTTTGGTACGGCAAGGGCTTGGGGCAGGATGGCAACGCCACCAGCGTGATCTGCATCGGCGGCGAAGGCACATACGCCACGAAGAGCCATGTCGCCTCGGCGGTCGCTGCGGTTGACGTTTCCTCGCAGCTTGCCAACTACCTGACCACGGCGAATGCGGCGACGACCTACCTGACGATCTCGTCGGCGAGCAGCACCTACCTCTCGCAGTCGAGTGCGAGCAGCACATATGCGCCTCTGGCGTCTCCAGCACTGACCGGCTCGCCAACCGCCCCGAATCAGACCGCTGGCGACTCTTCGACGAAGATCGCGAACACCTCGTTCGTCATGACGGCTGTGGCGAATCTGGTGGCGAGTGCCCCAGAGGCACTCAACACACTGGCAGAACTCGCGACCGCTTTGGGTTCAGACGCCTCGTTCTCCACGACGATCAGCAACAGCATCGGCGGCAAGCTCGCCAAGGCCAGCAACCTTTCTGATCTCACTGACGCGACCACGGCCCGCACGAACCTCGGCCTCGGCACGATGGCGACTCAGGCGTCGAGCAACGTGAACATCACTGGTGGCAGCATCGACAATATCACGATCGACTCAGGAACCTTTTGATCGTGGCAAACGTCGTCCGCAACCCGTACAGCAACACGGCTGGCAATGTGCCCAGTTCGCTGGGGAACGGCGTCCTCGCCGTGAATCAAGCTGACGGCAGGCTGTTCTACCGCAATGGTGCCGGGTCTGTGACGACGTTCTCGTCGATCGCGTCGTTCGCGACCACAGGGTCGTTCCCGGCAGTCGGTTTGGCGAATTTGCTGTACCTCGCGTCCGATAGCTCTCGCGCCTATCAGTTCGTGGGCGGGGTATACATAGAGGTCGGCGTGTCTGGTGGCGGCAGTAGCGGCGGCACAGAAACAGACTCACTTCATCCTTTCCTTCTGATGGGAGGCTAATGTGCCACAGGCTCACAAAGTTCTTGGGCAAAGCAACCCAACTGCGACGACGCTGACAACGCTCTACACAGTGGCGTCTTCCACTAACGTCATTGTGTCAACGATCTCGATTTGCAACCAAGCGGCGGCGTCAGCGACTTACAGGATTGCAATTCGACCGGCTGGCGCAACGGCGACGGCAGTTCATTACCTCGTCTTTGATTCTGTGATCCCGGCTAACGACACAATCACACTGACGCTTGGCTTGACGCTAGCGGCAACCGATGTAATTAGCGTCTACGCAAGTTCTGCCACGGTATCGTTCCATGCCTACGGCGTAGAGATCACATGAGCCGCAGACTAACAAGCTCTACATCACTGCGAGGTGCTGCCCTCTCGCCGTTGACGTGGCCTGCGAGGGTTCTTGTTCAGTATTTGATCGCTGGCGGTGGCGGCAGCGGCGGAGCGGGGCCGCGTGCTGCCGCTGGAGGTGCTGGGGGTGTGTTGACAGGGATATTTCCGGCTACTCCCGGCGTCAGCTACTCTTTCGTTATTGGCGGTGGCGGATCACTGGCGTTTGCGCATGGTTCCGGCAATGCAACGCCGGGAACTGCTGGCACGGCGTCTACGGCATTTGGCTTAACTGCATTAGGGGGAGGTCTGGGTGCTGGCGGCGACGGCTCCATCTCCGGTGGCTTTGGCGCGAGCGGTGGCGGCGCGTGGGCGAGCGGTGCCGCAGGCATAGGATCAGTCGCGCAGGGATTTCGGGGCGGGTTCGGGGCCAATAGTGGCGTGTACGGCACAGGCGGCGGCGGCGGAGCAGGCGGAGCGGGCGGAAGTGGCACATCATCCGCGAGCGGCAATGGCGGTGCCGGAATCAATAGCACCATCACAGGCAGTTCAGTCGGCTACGGCGGAGGCGGCAGCGGCGCAAACTTCTCGTCGGCAACCGCTGGGTCTGCATCGGCGGGCGGCGGCTCAGGACGCAACACTTCGCCCAGCAATCAATCTGCTGCGCAAGGCACTGCGAACCGAGGCGGCGGTGGCGGCAGTGGAGGCAGTGGAGGATCGGGCGTGGTCATCCTGCGCAGCACATCGCCAGCGATTGAGACTACCGGATCGCCAACAGTCAGCAACGCTGGCACAGACTATGTCTACACGTTCACGGGCAGCGGGAGCATCACGTTTTAATGGCACACTTCGCTGAACTTGACGAAAACAACGTCGTCGCGTCTGTAGCCGTGGTATCCAACACGGTGCTTCTCGTTGACGGCGTTGAGGTTGAGTCGAAAGGCGTTGACCTCATGGAGTCGATCACCGGGCACAGGCGTTGGAAGCAAACGTCATACAGCGGAAGGTTAAGGTGCAACTACGCAGGCATCGGCATGACCTACCGCGAAGACATTGACGCCTTCGTGCCGCCATGCCCCGGCGAGGGCTGGACGCTGGACGAGTCGACAGGCGAGTGGGTGCAGCCGCAGTAATGCTATTTGCGTCAGACGCGGTGCGTGGCAGAACACTCTAGGAGCAAATACATGCCATTCTTCAGCATCCCAGCCACGCTCTCCGGTGCTCCGTATGTCGAGCGGACGCACCCGATGTTGATTCCGCTCGCGGCGGCTCTCGGTCTGTCTGAGGCTCAGGTCGATCAGGCGTTTGTCGAGGCGGCGAGCATTTGAGCAAAATCCTAGCCGCCATAGCGATTGCCATAGCCATAGTCGCTCAAGCTCTCATGTTCGCTGCTGAGGCTATCGGAGACATGAGCGATGAGTGGAACTCCGATCTCTAAGGAGCAACTCGCAACTCGTGGAGTGTGCTGTGGCATGAGATGCTTGAACTGCCCATACATACCTAAGCACCAAGGAGGCTCTCGTGTTCTCAATTCTTAGCTGGCTGATCTATGGAGTGATTGTGGGTGGCATTGCGAGGGCCATCTACAAGGGTGACACTCCTCCGGGCTGGATTCCCACCATTGCCACAGGGGTGGCAGGCTCTGTTTTGGGTGGCATGATCCACTCCATGATCTCAGGGGGCAGACAAGACTCTGCCGGGATCGTTTTTGGAGTGATTGGAGGCATTCTGGCCTGCTATCTCTACTCGAAGTGGCAGAATGCCTGAGCGATTTGGCTTCTTCAAGCCCAAGAAGCCCCCTATCAGGAAGAAAGGCCCAAGCTTCTCTCAGAGGTATGGGCCAGAATGGGAAGCTATCAGACTTCAAGTCTTAGTGAGAGACAATTGGCAATGCAGGCATTGTGGGAGAGTTTGTGGAGATAGGTGGGAAGCACAAGTTGACCACATTGTGCCACTTAGGCAATCTGAGAATCACTCAGAAGAGAATCTCCAGACTCTGTGCATCAGATGCCATCTCAAGAAGACTCAGCAAGGCCTCTAGCTCTCGATTTAAGACAGTTCTGAATAGTCTGGGTATGGGGACACCCTTTTCGAGAAGTGGGCTTTGTAGCTCATTTAATGCAATACCCCAATACCCCATTTTTCTTCTATATAGGGCCAATTTGAAAAAATCTCCAGAAATGGGGTTTTTGGGGTATTGGGGTTTTTACCTTTGTTTTTCTCGAAGAAAACACAGAAAAAAGTAATACCCCAATTCGCGGAATCGGGGTATGAGGGGTTTTGGTTTTGGTCCCTATATAGAAAAGTCGCTTGCAAAGCTGGATTCGACTTTACGGCTTTTGCCAAGAGGTTCATACTCGCATGCAGACGCGAAAGTAGGCCCACTCCGGGGGAGTATCGTTTTCCCCAGCGTTTTACGCTTACCGGCCCACACCGGGCCGAACCGTGAGCGGCTGCAAAAAAATCAGGAGGGGCTTTTTGCCCCTAAAACATGGGTCGCCCGCCGATCCCCACAGCCATCAAGATCGTTCGCGGCAACCCCGGCCAGAGACCGATCAACACTGATGAGCCTCAGCCGCCACCGGCCGACTGCACGCCGCCTGAGACTCTCAGCGACGTCGGCGTGGAAAAATGGCTTGAGCTTACAGACTTGCTCAGTAGGATGGGCGTGTTTACCCTCGCAGATCGCAGCGCGATCGAGAGGTACTGCTTGCTCCACGAGCAATGGATGATCGTGGTAAAGCACGTTCGAGAGAACGGAATGACGCAAGTCACGCAGACTGGATACAGCCAACTGACCGCAGAGGGGTCACTGTTCAAGAGTTTGCCGGGCGATCTGCTCAAGTTAGAGCAGCAGTTCGGCATGACTCCGGCAGCGAGGTCTAGTCTCAAGGTAACGGATGCCGCTGCCCCCGCCGATCCGCTTGACGCGTTTGTCAAAAGCAGACGCGCTTAGTCAGGGTCTCGACTACTACTTCGACCAGCGAAAAGCCGACCACGCCGTCAGCTTCTTCGAGAA